TTGGAATGGTGAAGGGTTTGACTATCCATATATTTGTAATCGTATAATAAATGTATGTGGTGAAGAAACTTTAAAAAGATTATCACCAGTATATGAAGATATTAATAAACCTGTTTCTAATAGAGATGTTATCGGAGATAGAGGAGAAGCATTACAAAAATGGTCTATAGAAGGTTTATCCCTTATAGATTACATGTTGGTATATAAAAAATATACATATGTTGATAGACCGAGTTTTTCATTAAATTATATTGCTAATGTTGAATTGAGTGATCAAAAAATCGAACATGAAAACGAAAGTTTAGTAAGTTTAGCTGATAATAATTGGGAAAAATTTATTGATTATAATATCCAAGACGTGCGCCTTTTAGTTAAACTTGATCAAAAATTAAAATTTATTAATCTATTAAAACTACAAGCATATGCTGGTTGTTGCCCAATAGAAAAAGCAATGGGAACCATTTCGGTTACGCTAGGGGCTTTAGCTGTAAGATGTAAGCATCATGATAGAGTATTGATGACTAAAGTAAAATTAGGTGGTGAAATGGTGTTTGAAGGTGGGTTTGTAATGGAGCCAGTTAAAGGATTTCATGATGATATTGTATCAGTAGATGCAAATTCACTATATCCCAATACATGTATAAGTTTAAATATTTCACCAGAAACTAAATTAGGTAAAATAATACAAGAAGATGATCAATTTATCCAATTTAAATCTAATAGGGATGGTAAAATAAGTAAAATAAATAAAGATAAATTTAAAGAATATTGTAAAAAGAAACAAATAGCAATATCTAAATCTGGTGTATTATTTACACAAGATACTGTCGGTATTTTAGCTGAATACATGGATTATTATTATAAGAAACGTGTTAATACTAAAAAACAACTTAAGGCTACATATAAAGAATTAGATAAAGCTAAAAATGAAAAGGAAAAAAGTGAAATAAAAGAGCGAATTGAATATTTGGATTTATTACAATTAGCTTTAAAGATCCAAATAAATGCAGCATATGGATTTTTCGGAACTCCATACTGTCCTTTAGGTGATACCGATATTACATCCAGTATTACTAAAACTGGTCAAGCTGTGGTAAAACAGGCTGGAGTAATTGCTTGGAATTATATGAAGGAACATGGGATAGATTATGATCCATTAGTATATGTTGATACGGATAGTTTGGTTGGGTCTTCTATTATAATTGTGAATGGTAAGAAAATAAAAATAGAAGATTATTATAATCAATGTAATGGAATATTAATAAAAAATGATATTAACAACCAAAATTTTATAAAAGAAATTAATAATGATGATAAGGGATTATCATATGACATTAATAGTCAACAAATTGTAAATAATAAAATTAAATATATTAAAAAACATAAAGTTAAAAAAGAATTTTTTAAAATATCGTATAAAGACAAAGAAGTAATTATTACTGAAGATCATTCTGTAATGATTGAACGTAATGATAAAATTATTGAAATAAAACCAAGAGAAATTAAACAAGATGATAAAATTATATGTATTCAATGAATAATTTTATATGGATACAGATAAACAAGTTTTGGTATTGGCTCGAAAATATAAAAAACAATTTATTAAATATGGTTTAAAATATAATTTAGACACATTAAATAATCAATTATTGAAATGTTTTTTATATGATCAATTTGAAAAATTAAAAAATAATAAAAAACCCAATGTTGAACATTCTATTAAAATGATTAAAAAATTGCAAGAATATAAACATTCGCAATATTCTATTTTTGAACGTTATAAAAAATTATATAATATTAGTCATGGTGTTAATAAAGAAAAACTATTATTGCGTTATGGTGAAGAAGAAGGATTAAAAAGATGGAATCATTATTGTAGTAAACAAGCTGAAACAAATACGTTTGCCTATAAACATAAAAAATATGGTATTACAAAAAAAGAATTCGAAGAGTATAACGCATCTCGTGCTGTTACTTTAAATAATATGATAAAACGTTATGGTGAAGAAGAAGGATTAAAAAGATGGAATGAATATTGTAAAAAACAATCTTATGTAGGTGTGTCTAAAGAATATTTTATAGAAAAATATGGTGAAGAAAAAGGTATTAAAAAATATAAAGAAGTATGTAAATCACATTGTTTAACATTAGTTAATTTTCAATCTAAATGGGGAAAAGATTTAGGTATAAAAAAATTTAATGATTGTTATTCAAATCTTAATAATGGTTATTCAAAAATAAGTCAAGAATTATTTAATTCAATAACTCCAATTGAAAATAAAGGGGAAACTTTTTATGCTACTAATAATAAAGAAAAATATTTTCATCATATACCAACCAATACATATGGATTTATTGATTATTGTTATAAAAATAAAGTTATTGAATTTTATGGAGATTATTGGCATGCAAATCCAAAAATATATAAAAAAGATGATTTAATTAAAATTAATAATAAAAAAATGATAGCAAGTGATAAATGGATTTTAGATAAAAAGAGAATTGATGTATTGAAAGAATTAGGTTATGATATTAAAATAATTTGGGAAAGTGATTATTTGAAAAATAAAGAACAAACAATTCAAGAATGTAAACAATTTTTAATAAATTAATATGCAAATTCAAAAAACAACCGATTTTAAAATAGAATCTTTGGGTATTCAAGAACAATATGTATATGATATTGAAATCGAAGATACTCATAATTTTTTTGCTAATACTATTTTAGTTCATAATTCTAACTATTTGACATTCAATAAGTTATTCAAACATTTAGGTATCAAATCACACAATGAGAACTATGATATTACAAAAGAAGCATTAGATGTGATATTGGATTATGAAAATTATTTAAATAATGAAATAACTAAATATGCTCAAAATGAATTTAATTCAAAAGATTCAAGATTTTTCTTTAAAAGAGAAGTTATAGCAGATAAAGGATTTTTTATAACAAAAAAAAGATATGCTGTTCGTGTTTTGGATGATGAAGGAAAAAAAGTAAAGAAATTAAAATTTAAAGGAATCGATATAGTAAGAAATAGTGTCCCTGAAAAAATTAAACCAATGGCTAAAAAATGGTTAGAGTGTTTAGTTGTTGAAAGAGATAGAATAAAATGTAATCAAATATTAAAAGAAATATACAATCGATTAAAAGAAATGTCTATCGAAGATATTAGTTTTACAATTAATTGTTCAAATATGGAAAAATATACTCTTAATTATAATCAAATAACTAATAGATTAGGGGTTAAAAATGATTTAGATGAATTTAAAATGGAATTACATTGTCCGTATCATATCCGTAGCGCACATGCTTATAATGTTATAATAAAACGATTAGGATTACAGAGCAAATATGATTTAATACATTCAGGTGATAAGGTAAAAATAATAAGAGTAACTGAAGATAATAAATACAAAATAAAAGTATTAGCGTATAAAGATAAATTTCCGGAAGAATTTAAACCATTATTTAAAATTGATTATGATGCTATTTTTGATAAAATTATCTTTAGTATGGTTGAACGTTTCTATAGTATAGTTGGCTATGAAGCAACAAGACCTACTGAGGCAGTTCATACTGACTTATTTGATTTCCTTGCTTAAATATATTGAATTTTTTAAATAATAACGTAAAATAAAAATTATGATTATAAGAAAAAGTTTTAAAGCAGAAACGGCGCATATTGTCCGAGGTGCATTTTCTTCGAGATGTGATAAAAATATTCATGGTCATTCTTATTTATATGAATTAGAGCTACTTACAAAAAATACCACTCATTTAGATAACGCAGGAATGATCACTGATTTTTCTTTTATAAAGAAATATTTTAATCCTCTTTTTGATTCATTTGATCACGCTTCGATTCTGATGAAATCGGAAAAAGAAGAAATAAAAGATTGTTTTAAGAATAATTTTGAACGAGTTATTATAGCAAAATGGAATAGTACAGCTGAATTACAATCATTATTTTTTGCATGTATTTCAAAATTTCTTATAAGATATTTGAATGAAAATAACTTATGGGAAAATGGTGAACGAAATGTAGAATTTGGAGCTGTTACAGTTCATGAAACAACAAGTGGTTATGCAAAATCTACCAATTATGATGTTTGTATTGATGAAGGTATTGATGTAGGTATTGATGTAGATATTGATAATATTGGTTTAGTAGCTGACAATGACTGGATTATAGAACAGATAAAATTTCAACGTTCTTGTATGTTAGATGTTGAGTTTAGTGAAGGAATTATGAAAGAATGGACACCCGAATTTAAAAAGTTTTGGCATTGGGTTCAACAATATAAAATTTAAAAAAAAATGGATAGAAAAATTTTAGATAAAATTCTTGCGGATGTTAAAAAAATAAATCCGTATATCACATATTTAAATGATGAATCGTTATCAACTGTTCACGAATGGGTTGATACCGGTTCAATGTTATTGAATGCTATAATATCAGGTTCATTATATGGTGGAGTACCTTCTGGGCGAATAACATTATTTGCCGGCCCTTCCATGACTGGTAAATCATTTATCATGCAGCAAATTCTACGTAATGCTCAAAAAATGGGAAAAATTCCTGTTATTATTGATTCAGAAACGGCTATTGATTCTCGTGGTGCCGAAAGATTCGGTATAGATACTTCTCAAGCAATTTATGTTCCTACGACTACTGCATTAGAAGCTCGGAATATTATTAACAATATTCTTACGAATGCGATTGAACAAAAACAAGAAGGTAAATTTATCGTTTGTATTGATTCTATTGGTAATTTAGATAGTGAAATGCAAATAAATCGCATGGAAAAAAATAGTACATCGGCTGACATGGGTAGTTTTGCGAAGGATGTTAAAAGTCTTTTGAAAACATGTGTACGTGTGGGTGGTAGAGCAAGATGTCCTATTATTATGACTAATCATATTTTTGAAGATCCTGCTGCAATGTTTACCAAATTAGTGAAAGATCAACCAGGTGGTAAAGCTGTTTGGTTTTTACCATCTGTGATAGTTCAAATGGCGCGTTCTGATGCAAAAACTGAAGATACAAAAGAAGCTGGAACAGTAGGTGGTAAAAAAATATCAGGTGCTATTCTTAAATTTTTAACCGCTAAAAACAGATTTGTAAAACCTTTATTGACGGGTGAAGCGTATTTGTCTTTTAGTAATGGTTTACACAAATATTATGGTTTAACAGAATTAGCTAAAAATTTAGGTGTAATTCAACAATCAGGACCATCATACAGTCTTTTAGATGGGACAAAGTTAGGATATGAATCTAAATGGATAAACGATAAAGAAATTTGGGAACAGCATATTTTACCTAAAATTGAAGAACGAATACAACAAGAATGGAAATATTCGGAATATAAGGAAGATGATGATATAGTATCTAAAGAATTAGAAAATGATGATACTACCTTGGAAAACGAGGATTTAAATAATGAGTAATTTTATTATTGAACGTAATTTAGTTGATAAAATTGAAGTTGACGGTTACAAATATTTACGTAGAATAATATTTACTTTTAGTGAACCTCCAAAATTTGAAATTATTTGGTACGAATATTATAGTGGAAAACGTCAAATAAAAGATAAAACTTTATATAGTAAATTAGAACAAATTTATAGAAATAATAGGGATAGAGTACATGGATACGAAGCAAAATAATATAAATGATAATACATTACCTAAAAAATGTTTATTGCCATATTCAGGTGGATTAGATTCTACTGTAATTTTATGGCAATTGTTTAATAGTGGATTATACGATGAAATTCATTGTATATCGTTTGATTATGGTCAGCGACATAAAGTTGAATTAGATTGTGCAAAATGGAATATCGAATATCTTAATACTAAATCAAACAAAACCAAAGTTATTTGGAAGGAAATTGATATTAAGTTTATGAGGGATATTGCATCTACAAGCTGTTTAACTAATGATGATATAAAAGTTCCTGGTAAAGATGATAATAGTATAAAACCAACTAGTTATGTTCCTAATAGAAATATGATTATGTTAAGTATTGCAGCAGCTTACGCAGAATCACATCATATTCTTGAAATTTACCACGGTGCGAATGGTGATGATTATGGTGGTTATTGGGATTGTAGACAAGCATTTTTTAATGGATTGAATACAATATTTTCGGATAATCCTGGATGTCAAATTAAATTTTATACTCCTTTATTAAATAAAACCAAAGTTGAAATTATTAAAAACGGATTAGACGAACATGTAAAATTTGAACATACATGGTCTGATTATTCTGGTGGAGCTATGTATTTTGATTACGCAAAAGGTTTGATTTATAAAGCTGATGCTAATTCAGCAAATTCTCAATTACGAATTAATGCATTTGCTGAATTAGGAAAAATAGATCCTTTACCATATCAACAAGATTTAACAGAATTTTGGAAATCAAAAAATTGTTCTAAAATATAAAATAAAAAAGACAGGTTTTAAACCTGTCTTTTTTTTAATTAAAATCTCGGTAATCCTTTACCTCTATGTTGTTTACCGGTTTCGTCCATATACCTATTGATAGGTCTTTTATCTTTCTTCCATTTAGCTATGGATGAATAATCACTAGCTGTCATTTCAGGGTCATCTTCATCTTTTTCAAGATATTTATCGATAGCTTCTTCTGACCAATCAATATTATCGTCAGACATACCTTCATCTTCAGGGCCTTTAAATGACATATATTTATTTAAAGATACTCCGGTCGCGTCCTTAGGATTATTTTCAATATTAGTGAGAATATCTTCAATAAATTCGATATTTTCTTCAGAATTAGGATCTTCGCCTTTTGGTGTGATATATTTTTGAATAATGGCTTTTTTTAATTTTTCCCTTAATTCATTATATAACTTATTATAATACGCTTCTAATTCGTCTTTATCTGATAATACTTTAGTCATATGCATCATAGCATCATTTTCTATAGCAGCATCGTCAATATCTTCCGTTGCGCTTTTTTCGTATTTATCTTTAATTTTTTTTAACATTTCACCACGAGACAGAGTAGCTTCGTTTAAATGTTTAAGTTTATAGTTCCAACTAAATGTGTTTTCTAAAATTAAGTTTTTCATTTTTATATAAATTATTTATTTTTATTTGCGTAATACCAATCCTTTATATATTTTAAATAATCTATTTTTTCGTCATTACTTGCATCATTCCATTCTTCATCCGACATATAATTACGTTCTTTAATTGCATTAATCACTTTAGCCGGTGATTCACCAGGATATTCTTTTTCTAATACACTATTCCAACTTGTTACTATGAAATCATCTTCTTCAATATCATCAATTTCAAGTGGAGCACCTTCTAATTCAGCAAATTCTTCTGGTGTAATAGATTTAATATCTTTTAAATTATTACCAGCCATAACCCATGATCTTATTTTATCAATATTTGAATTAAAATATTTGTAAACATCACGCTCTTCATCATTTTTTGGATAATAAAATATATTATGTTCTAAAGTTAAACTACATAATTTTAAAACAGCTAATTGTTGTTCTGTGTTACCATTAACCAATTCCATTAAATAAATCCATGGAACTACAATATTTGTTCTAAGAATAGGAGTTGGTGAATTTTCTTTAATTTTTCTAATAAATTCATTAATATATTCATTGTCAACATCACCTATTTTAGCAATATTTACAAATGTTGCTTTTAATTTAGCGCCTAAATTTTGATTATATTTATTACTACCGTATAACGTTTTATTTCGAGCACCCAATTCAACTGCGATTAATTTATCTCTTCGAGATCTATAACGAGGTAAATTAATATCATAAGAATCTTCATTATAACTTATTGATGATTTGATTTTCGGGTCTATTATATTACTATATAATTTAATGAATTTTTTATACGCTTCAATATCTTCTGGGTATTCTTTTTTTACATAATATTGTTTTCTTCCTCGCGGCGCTGTAGTAATATGATCAGTATTTTTTAAATCATCAGCCTCTATTTCTTTTCTGATTTTATCTGCTATATCAGTAGGTAAATTATTATATAAATTTTCACGGACGTTATTAGGAGTATGTTTATCTTTAATCATTCTAATTATATTCAGATATTTTGGATCATACATATTTCCATTTAACTCTTCTAATGCTTCATTGAATAAAATATCAAATGTTGTTAATTTTATAGCCATATAAAATATTTATTTGTTATTGATTTAAAATAAATGAGAAATATAATATAATTATGATTTTTAAACATTTATTTGTTTCTGCATCAGCGGATTCTAAAAAAGATACATTAATTTATAAATGTCATCAAATAAATCAATCATTTAATAAAATCGATCAAATAATTATAGACCATAATAATATTGGATTGCCCAAAGTTTATAATAATATATTAAAAGAGTATAAAAATAAATACGATTTTATACATTTTGTTCATGATGATGTATTTATATATGATGATATGGATAGTTTAGAAAATATCATAACATCATATAATTATGATATTATAGGGGTTGCTGGATCAGGAAGGATAGCTATTAAACACCCAGCGCTATGGCATATAATGGGTAAAGATAGAATGTATGGGGCAGTTGAACACCGTAATAATCAAATACAAAACGATTTTCAACCAAAACAATATACTGTAGTTTATGGCCCAACAAGTGGTGAGGTAATTATTTTAGATGGTGTTTATATTTGTGTTAGGACAAAAAATATAAATGAATGGAAATTTAATGAAAATTTTAATTTTCATCATTATGATATTGCTAGTTGTATTGATGCATTTAAAATTGGATTGAAATTAGGTGTATTACCTATTCATATAAGACATGAACCAATTATATATGATCCAACTAAGAATGAAAATTGGATACAATCAAACAAAAAATTTTTAGAATTATATGCAACAAAATAAGATAACATTAGATTTAGACTATTTTGAAAATATTGTTATATACAAAACACTAACTGATTCTTCATATCTAAATTCAATTATTGATAAATTAGATGAAAAATATATACATAATAAAGATAATAAAATAGTTTATAAATTAATTAAGTCATTTTTTACCGTAAAAAATAAAATTCCAAACGCTGCTGAACTTCGTCAATATTTAAACACAGAAGAATTAAAAAATGCTTTTTATAATTCATTAAATAGAGTTAAAAACTTAGAAAAAGATATTAGTAATGAAGAATTATATCAAAATACTGATAGATTTTTAAAAGAAAGGGGTATATCTACTGTTGTATGGGAATATGCTCAAAATATTTCAGAAGGTAAAACTATTGAACCTACTGTATTATTAGAACAAGTTGAAAAAGTATGTGGTATTTCAATTCATAATGATATTGGATTAGATTTATTTAATGATACTGATAAAATAATTACATATTTTAATAATCCAAATAAACATATATCCACTGGTTGGAGATGGTTAGATAATGCAATAAAAGGTGGATGGTTAGCTGAAGGCAATGCATTATATACTGTTTATGGAAAACCAAACATAGGTAAAAGTATTGTATTAGGTAATTTAGCTGATAACGTAGCCAAACAAGGTTATACTGTTTTATTAATTACTCTTGAAATGAATGAAATGTCATATGCTGAGAGATTATTATCGAGAATAACACAAATTAAGAATAATGATTTAACAAAAGATATTAATTTATTTAAACAAAAAATAGAAGAAAATAAAAAAGGAAGAATATTAATAAAAGAATTCGGCACTTCAACTATTACACCTTTCGAATTAGAAGCTTATATTGAAAAAATTCAAAAAACAGGAATAAAAATTGATTTTATAGTTATAGATTATTTGGATTTATTAGTATGGCCACAAGCAATCGAAGATTGGAAGGCAATAACTAAAATAGCAGAAAAACTTAGAGGAATGAGCAAAAAATTGAAAATACCCATCCTCACGAGTTCACAAATTTCCCGTCAAGGATATGATGAATCACCAGATATGAAATATGCCGCTGGTTCTACCGGTATTAATAAAACTGGTGATGTTATTATTGGTATTAGTCGAACAGAAGAAGATATTGAAATGGGAGTTATGAGATTTAACTTAATGAAAAATCGTGAGGGCCCTAAAGATATATTTAAATTATTGAAAATTGATTTCGATACTTTAAATATTATTGATGATGATACACTTGATCAAATTGAAGAACACGCTGAACATTATAATATGTTCGAACAAATGAATGTATTGAAATGAAAAAAATATTAATAATAACTGATAGCGATTTAGATGGTGCTGGAAGTGCTCTGGCATTAAAATGGTTTTTGCCCGCCGCATTTGATATTAAACTAATAACAACCACTGTTTCTAAATTTAGAAATGAATTATTAGAATGGCTTAAAGAAGATAAATTATCCAATTATGATATAGTATTTGTTTGTGATATGGATACTACTGAATCGATTGACTTAATTGATCTTAAAAATGTTTATATAATAGACCATCACGAAACACATAATCCTGATATATATACAAATTGTAAAAAATGTATCAAAAAAGCTAATTCTACAACAGGTTTAATTTATGAATTATTTTTACAAAATAAAAATATTTCTAAAGAACAAAAAATGTTAATTGATTTAGTAGATGATTATGATTCATTTACATTGAAATATAAAGAATCCAGACAATTGAATATTATATATTGGGGGTTACCTATCAATAGAATATTAAATTTTATAGATACTTTTAAAAACGGATTTAAAGGTTTTGATAAATTTCAAACAAATTTTATTGAATTATATTTTAATAAACTTAAAAAAACTATCAAAGAATTAAAACTATTCACTGGCGAAGTATCATATAATAATAAAATATATAAAACATTAGCTACATTTGCTGATAATTCAATAAATGATTTAGCAGAATATTTGTATAAAAAATATACTGATTATGAATTAATTTTTATTGTTAATATGAAATCTGAAGTTGTTTCTCTTAGAAAAAATAGAAATTGTGATGTTGATTTAGGAAAATTGGCTAAACAAATAGGTAACGGTGGTGGTCATCCTACAGCCGCCGGATGCAAAATGACAGATACTTTTATGGAATTAATGAAAGGATTTTTGCCGTATGGACAACAATAACCAAACAAATATTACTCCTTATGTAGATTTTATAAACACAGAAGAAGAAAAAATATTTAACAATTTTTGTACATATATCTCATTATTAAAAGGAGGGAATCCTAATATTGCTAATATTTTTTTAAATTTATTAAAAAATAAATACGAAAGAAATTTATTTAAAAAATTTCTATCTATTGATTCTGATATAGAAATGGTTAATATTTTTATAAAATACTTTCCTCAAATAACAAAATCAAAATATATTTTTAAAAAATTGAATAAAGGTAATTTTTATAAAAAATAATGGTTAATGAATTTCAACAGCAAATATATAATGCATTTTTAAAAGCATCTAGAAAAGGGCAACCCTTTCAATATAGGAAAAATTTTGAAAATATATCATCATCTATTGAATATTATCTAATAAAATTAGAAATGTTTTTTAAACAATTTCCCCATATTAATTTGAATGATTATTTTCAATCACCATATGAAGTTTTGGATAAAGATGGTTATTATGATTTGAAGTTTTATAACACTTTAAAAGCAAAATCATGTTATTCAATTTATATCAAAGATAAGCGATTAAATAATGATATAACATTAGAAGAAATTAAGAATAGTTTAAATTTTGTTAATAACTTTTGTGTTAAAAATAATATAAAATTTAAAGATTATATCGTATATAAAAATAAAAATTATGTGTTTTTAAAACATTTAAAAGAAAATAAAATACACATTTTTATATTATTTGGATTTCCTATGTTTGAAAAAATTATCAATCAAATAGATAATGAAACACTACATTTTTTATTTGGTGATTTATTTGATAATCTAAATAAATTGCGGACTAATTTTTATAATTCTCAATATAAAGAACTCATACGTAAAGCAATAGAAAAATTATCATGAGAAATAATTCAAGTAATTCTAACAGATCAAGATTTCGAAGCGGAGAATTTGTACCTCTTCACCCCGAAAAATATAAAGGATCTAAACCTATATATTATAGATCTTCATATGAATTAGAATTTATGAGATATATGGATAAAGATCCTAATGTAATACAATGGGGATCAGAATCTAATGTCGTTATGTATCGTTCTCCTGTTGATGGACGCATGCATCGATATTTTATTGATAATTATGCTGTTTATAAATTTAAAGATAAATTATTTAAATTTATTATAGAAATAAAACCATATAATAAATTACTTAAACCTAAAGCAACTCAAGGAAAGAAAAAAACAACGCTAATCCAAGAAGAAGCCGAACATAGTATAAATATGGCTAAGTGGCAAGCAGCCAATGAATGGGCGAAACAAAAAGGATATATTTTTAGAATATTAACAGAAAAAGAAATTTTTGGAAAATAAGTCATGAAAAATATAACAAGAATTGATATTATTAATTATCTAATTTTTACATATAAACTTGAAAAATATTTAGAAATTGGAACTAGAGATGGTGAATGTTTTTCCCATGTCCGTTGTAAACATAAAGAATGTGTTGATATTGCATACACATATTCCGGGTTAACACATTGTTGTTCCAGTGATGAATTTTTTAAATTTAACGAAAGAACCTATGATTTAATATTTATAGATGGTAACCACGAAGAAGAATATGTTACTCGTGACATATTAAATTCGTTAAATTGTTTGTCTAAAAATGGATTTATTGTTTTACATGATTGTAATCCGGTAAAAGAAGAACACACCCATTCTACATGCAAACATTATAATGGCACGGTATATAAAAGTATAATATGGAGTCAACAATTTATATCAGATATAAATGTTGATATAGTAAATACTGATGAAGGTTGTGGTATAATAACAAAAACAGATACATGGAATAAATTAATTATTAATAATGGGAATAATAAATTGCCACTTGCATATTACGATTTTAATGAGTTTTTAAAAACAAAATCGAAACTTTTTAATTTAATTACTATTGAACAATTTTTAACCAAATATAAAGTATGAAAACGATAATTATATGTTGTAATTATTTTGAAGGCAAAACAGGCAATTTAGAAGAAACATTAAAATGTTTACAAAAAAACAAACTATCAGATACATATATATCAGTTGTTGATAATAATTCAAAAGATAATTCTTTAGAAATACTTAAAAAATATAAGGATTTAAATGTTATTGATTATGCCATTGTAACGGATAAAAATGTAGGTAAAGCAAAAGCTTTAAACATTTTATTTAAACAGGTAGAAAAAAATATTAAAATTAATGAAGAAGATATAATATTACATCTTGATAGTGATATAAGATTAATAAATGATGATACTATAAAACATATTCAAGAAATAAGTATTTATTTTAAAGAACGATTTAGTTTTATGGCGTTTCAAACTTCGGGTGTTAATTATTTTTATTTTGATATTGAAAAATTGCCACATTATGATTATTTTGATAGTAAAATATATGTAGCATACTCCCCACATGGTATTCCAGGCCCTATGTTAGCAATTCCTTATAAATTTCATAAATTAGTTAATGGGTATAATGAATGTTTAGGAAAAAATAATAGTCCAGCTATATATGGGGGAGATGATGCGGTTATAACAAAAGATTTGATTTTGAAAACAAATTTACCATGTTTAATTCCTAGTTATTTACAAATATTTCATCCAGAAACACAAGATATAAATTATTCAAATTTTAAGAAACAGTGTATTAATAATATGTTACAATATGGGTATGGATCTACAGGTATAACAGCAACAAAAGGTTTTTATGACTAAAGTCGATAAAATAGCTTGGGATCATTATTCCTCTCTTAATGAAATTCATAGACTTCAAAGGGTAAATCCATTTATTCGATTTAATTGTAATATAAAAGATGATTTAACCCCAAATTACAATAAAGATTTAAATATTGGTGTTGTTATTGGCACTTATGGTGGATTATCACCTTATATAAAATTACAACTTTATTATTTAAAAGAAATTAATAAAATAGATAATATTTTAGTAGTTGATGATTATAGTGATGAAAGAAACCAATTAGCTAATTATTGCAAACAACTTAATATTGATTTTGCATCAACTCCGATACATTTACCATATATTAAAAATGTTGGTTCTAATGGTGATACATATTGTTTTTATAAAGGATTACAATGGGCTAAAGAACATAATATTGATATATTGGTAAAATTATCAAAAAGATTAATACCTCAATTTAACTGGAAATCTAACTTCATTGAGCTTATTCATCAAACAGATGCTCTTACATATTCGTCATATTGTATTAAAGATCGTTTTAATTTTAGAACTGAATGTGTTGGTATGGATGTTAACTCATGGTCTCATTTTTTAAATGTTATGAATTTTTATTTGTCACAACATTATATTATTTTTGCTGAATATTGGTTTCATGAATTAGCTAAAACTTTAAGTTTTTATAATAAATCAAAAAAATGGTCAGAATATCAAAATACATTGCAATATGATAAATCCGGTTATGCACATTGGTATGACATTTTAGGTGATGATCGATATTCAACATCTAGAAGACATGATGGTGTTTTATGGCATATGTATAATACGGAAGAAGATTATATAAATTGTTTAAAAAAATTAAATATTGAAAATATAAAAAACTAATATAATATAAAAATATGTTAAATTCATTAATATTATCTGATGATTATGCATTTTCTGCAATACAAGGTGAAGGTCCTTTTATGGGACATCGTGCTGTATTTTTACGGTTAGCTGGATGTAATCTTACATGTATTGGTTATAAATCAGAAGGTGCTCCATATGGTTGTGATACGCACGATCAATGGAATGTAAGACATTTAATGTCATTCGAAGAATTAAATACATATTTTGAAATGAATGGATTTATTGATAATCTTCGAAACGGTGCTAGATTGATTATAACAGGCGGAGAGCCATTTTTACAAGGAGAACAACTAGCACATTGGTTGACACAATTAATTGAAAAATATGATTTAAATAATTTAAATATAGATTTTGAAACTAATGGTACAATTCCATTTGATACATTTTATAACAATTTTATACAAAATAACAAAAAGAAAGTTTCAATTAATTTTATATGTTGTCCAAAATTATCATCTAATGGCGATCCGCTTGAAAAAAGATATAAGCCAACTATTTTAAAATGGCTAGATAATTATAACACAGCACCATCTTCATTAGGATTAGCGGCATTTAAATTTGTTGTAAATAACGAAGATGATATTAAAGAAATTTTTGAAAACTATATTTATCCACATCATATTCAGCAAAAATATTGTTGGTTGATGCCTACTGCTGGTTCGAGAGACGAATTAATAGAAAGATCTCCAAAAGTTATTGAATGGTGCATAAAATATAATTTTAATTTTAGTAATAGAACACATATAATGGCATTTGATAGAAAATTAAGGGTTTAAAATGAGAATAGCATTAACAAGTATACCATATATTAATAGGGAAAAGTTTTTTATTGATTTAAAATCAACTTGGCCTCAATATAAAATTCATGATATTGGATTTAGTAAAGTATTTTCCAGTAAATTAACAAAAGAAGATATTGATAATGAAGTGGAAAACGCAATTAAAATATTTTCCCAATATGATAATCATTTAACGGATAATGTGATATTTTCTGAATCACCTATTGATTTGCTGGCGAAAATTATGTTTGCTGTTGAAGATCAATGGATTGATTCAACATTATTTAAAGAATATGTTGATAAAATAAGACCATTATTTAATAATGTTGATGTTATATTTTATTTACCGATATCAAAATTTAATGATATTAAAATTCCAGATTCAATACAATATGATGAATTTTGTGACGCAAAATTTTTAGCGGATTTAAATGAAAGTCTTCAGAATATTATATCATTGTTTAATATACATCTTAAAAATCCATTTTTTGATGTAGAAAATTGTCCGCCTGTTATAGAAATATTCGGAACGGACGAACAAAAAATACAAAATGTAAAAATGTATTTGGATGATAAAGGAGTTCTTAGAGAGCCAAATAATATTCTTAATAAAGAACAAAATGAATTACTAAAATCAATTGAAAATGATTTAGTTTTACAAGAAAAAGAAATTATTGAAAATAAAACAGAAAAAAAAGGTTCGTAAGAACCTTTTTTATTTTTATGCAATTGAAGTTAAATCAATTATACTAGCAGATAAGGATTGCCTAGTAGAGGCAGCCAATCCATTATCAACTTTTAATGCGTTTATTGCTTGATTATAACAATCCACTATATATGAAATTCGATTATTTATCAACGCAACATTGTTTTCTAAGTTTCCAACCGCAGTGGCAAAAGTAGTATTTTTTAAATCAATTACAAAATTTTTAAATTGTAAAAGTGATGTTTGAGTATCAATATTATCATTTTGAACAATAAGATAATCATCATCATTAATAGTGTTAACTTTTGGTAAATTTAAAATATTTGTTTTATTATAAATATCGTTTGCCATAAAAATATTTATCAAAGAGGTAGAAAAACGAAACAATATACATAAAATATTTCAAAATGCAGGAAAATAAAATACTTAAATTATCAGAAATTGAACATGTACTTAAACGCCCTGGTCAATATATAGGGAGTTTAAATTATTGTTCAAAAGAAATGTTTTTATTTAATAATGATAAATTTATATTCGATAATGTATCGTATATTCCCGGATTAGATAAATGTTTAAACGAAATATTAGATAATTGTATTGACGAAGCTATCCGAACTAACTTTAAATTTGCAAATAAAATAGAAATTAATATAAATGAAAAATCAGCTCAATTTATAGATAATGGTCGAGGAGTACCATGTGAAAAAAATGATGACGGTATCTCACAACTAGAATTAGCATTTAATAATGCAAGAGCAGGAGCAAATTTTGGTGATGATTCTAAACGCGAAACTGTTGGTATGAACGGAGTCGGTAGTTTTTGTGTTAATTGTTTTAGTAAACTTTTTATTGTTAAAACCAATACTGATAGTGCATCAGGAACATTAATAACTAAAAATAATTTATCCGAAAGCGACTGTAAAATTCGTAAACATGTAAATAAAAAAACAGGAACCGATGTTTATTTTGAACCTGATTTTGAAAAATTTGGGATATCGGGATTTGATAAAACACATATAGATTTATTATATCAGCGAGTATTAAATCTTGCTATTTGTTTTCCTGAAATAACTTTTTATTTTAATAATACAAAAATAAAAATTAATAACAAAACATTTATAAAATATTTTAACGAAAACTCATTAGTATACGATTATGACAATGTTTTAATAGGTATATTGCCAAATGAATATGATGATTTTAAATACTACTCATATGTTAATGGTATTAAATTAATAGGTGGGGGTAATCATATTGATCTTATTACGACAAATATTGTTAATGGATTAAGAGATAAACTACAACGCAAATATAAAAACATTATGCCTGGTGATATTAAACATAAATTATCACTTGTTGTATTTTTTAAACATTTTAAAAATTTAAAATTTGATTCACAAACAAAAGAAAGATTAACAAATTCTAATACTGAAATTAATAACTTTTTAAATGAATCGGGTGTTGATTATACCAAAATAATCAAAGATATTTTAAAAAATGAACATATTATAACACCTATTATTGATGCATTTACAGTTAAAGAAGAATTAAAAGTTCGTAAAGAATTAAAAACAAAACAAACTAAAAAAATAAAATCTGATAAGTATTTTCCACCTATTGGTGATTTGGATATGCTTTTTATAAATGAAGGATTTTCAGCTTCTGGTGGCATATCATCCGTATTGGGCCGCAAAGGAATTGGATATTATGCATTAAAAGGTGTTATATTAAATGTGTATGATACTTCATTACAAAAAATAGCCAATAACGTCGAATTAAAAGAATTAAGTCAAATATTAGGATTTCAATTAGGTGTACAAAATGAAATTGATATAAAATGCAATAAAATCGTAGTAGCAACCGACCAGGATGCTGATGGATTTCATATATCACTCTTATTATTTGGTATGTTTTACAAATATCTTAAAAAACTTTATAAACAAAAACGGATACTTAGATTAACTACTCCGCTTGTGGTTTTATATGATAATAAGAATAATCCTGTTCAATATTTCTTTACATTAGATGATTATAAACAATACAAAAATACAAATAATTATCGTGTTAAATATTACAAAGGGTTGGGCAGTTGGAAAAAGGAAGAACTGCAGGTTATAATAAATAAAAAAGGTTTAGATTATTTTTTGCAACCTTTCATATTAGATGAACAAACAGAACAATATTTTAATTGGTGGCTATCAGATAAAACATCTGATAAGCGAAAAGAATTTATACAAAATCATTCATTCAACATAGAGGCAATTTAATGGAAACAAAATATATATATCAGGCAATCGATAATTTTTTCGATAAATGTTTTGAACACACCCGTAAAGCTGTTATAGAAAAACAGGGTGGTTATACATCGGGAAACCCCTTTAGTATTTTTATGGGTAAATTAATTGAATGTATATATTATGAAAATAATAAACCTTATTCAACTGAACCTAATTTTGATTTAAATGGATTTGACAATGGAGTGGATTTATATATTAATAATGAACCAGTTTCCATTAAAATGAGGGTTCTACCACATTCAAAAAATACTTATTTAGATTCAAATAATATGGTATTTGGTCGACAATTTATAACATCATTTAACCTTATAAAAGATTTACCTTTAATAAAATGTAAATATATGTTGGGTGTCATACGATATGAATCTAATAAATATTTTGAATGGTTAGAAGCATGGGATCATAATAATATTCAACAACTTAAAGAAATTATTAAATTTATATTAGAATATGAATGTATTTGGTTTTCAACTAAAACTGGTAATATAATTTTAGATTACTAATATGGAAGAAAAAACAATAACAGATTTTTGTAACAATGAATATATATCTTTTGCTAGTTATGATGTTTATCGTAAAATAGCAAATGTAATTGATGGGCTAAAAGTATCCGCTCGTAAAATTTTATATACATGTATTGAAGATAATAAACAAGATAAATTAAAAAAAGTAGAAGCTTTGTCAAATAGAGCAGCTGAATTTACAGATTATCATCATGGTAGTACATCTTTAGTTGGTGTCATTGTTGGAATGGCACAACGATATGTAGGAAGCAATAATATTCCTTTATTAAAAGCGGATGGTCAATTTGGTATAAGATTAATACCAGATGCGGCTGCTCCTCGATATATATTTACATGTAAAGAAACATATATAAATTCATTGTTTAATGTTGCAGATAATAATATCTTAGAAAAACAATATTCTGATGGACAAGAAATAGAACCTAAATTTTATGTTCCTGTTTTGCCGATGTTATTAGTAAATGGTGCTGTTGGATTATCTGTAGGATTCGCTCAAAACATTTTACCACGCAATCCGATTGATTTAATAAAATATATTAATAGGAAGTTAAACAATCAAAATTGTAATAATCCATTATTACCATATTGGAGAGGATTTAAAGGGGAAATAAAAGAAGTAAGCCCGGGAGTGTATGATATATATGGTATTTATAAATTAGAAAAAGGAAAGATAATTATTTCCGAAATCCCTATAGGAATAAAATATAAAAAATATATAGATATTTTGGATAATTTAATAGAAGAAGGATTCATCACATCATACAAAGATTTTTGTGATACTCAAAATGATTCTATATTATTTGAATTAAAATTATCACCAGCTAAATATCAAGAAATTATTCAAACCTCTGATATTGATTTATATACTATTCTAAAATTAAAAACTAGAGAAACTGAAAATTATACTTGTTTAGATGAAAACGGATTAGTCAAAACATTTAAAAATATACAACAAATTTTCGATTATTATATTGATATTAGATTAAAATATTATGTTAAGCGCAAACAATATATTTTAAATAAATTAACAACAGAAATTAAATTATTATGTTCTAAATTTATTTTCATTAAAAATATAATAGATGAAAAAATTGATATCAAAAATAAACCTACTTCTTTTATAATTGACCAATTACAAAAATATGATAAAATTATAAAAGAAGAAAATTCTTATAATTATCTTTTAAAGATGCCTATATATTCTATGACAAAAGAAAAATTAGAGGAATTAAAAGAAAAAATCGGCAATATAAAAAATACTATAGATTTATTGAAACATCAATCCGAATATGACATTTGGAATAACGATTTAGAGGAGATTAAAAAATGGATAAAATAAGACGAATTGGATTTTTAGGTGGGCCAGGTACTGGTAAATCCACATGTGCTACTAGAATTTTTAGTGATCTAAAAATTTTAAATTATAATATCGAATATGTTTCTGAATATGCTAAAAAATGGGCGATAGATAAAAAGCCTATTAAAGAATATGATCAGATATATATGTTGGGTAAGCAACAACATTATGAATATCAAAATTTATGTAATGGTTATACCCATATTATTACAGATTCACCGATGTTATTAACATATATATATGCGAAAGTTTATTATCCTAATAATAAACGTTTACAAAATGGTATCAGAGAATTAGTATTAGATTATGAATTAAAATTTCCATCTTTAAACATATTTTTGAATAGAGATGAAAGAATTTATAATCCTCTCGGGAGATATCAATCGGAACAACAAGCTAAAGAATTAGATGAAATCATCAAAAAGGAATGTGAAGATTTTTCCAAGGATTTAGGTCGCCAATATATTTGGAGTTATTTTAAATTTAATGATTACAAAGGAATTTTAGAATATTTAAAACAAAGAATTGAAAAATAGATAAAAAATATTAAAATAAAAAAACATATGATTATTAGTAGAGACGAATTAAAACAAATTACATCATTTGATTACTATCAAGGCAATCTCATACATGAGCCTTTTGCATATAAGGTATTTAGAGAAAAAACACTACCAATTGGTAATATAATTGCTTTCAGGGCACCAATGAAGGTAGAAACTGATGGTATGATTGATTTAGAAGATGTACTGGCGCATGATTTCATATATTCAGACGATGCTATTTCATTTTGTTGGGAAATTCCTAATCTTTGCCCTTTTGGTGCAACATCTTTTCAAAGATTATTTAATACACAGATAGCTAATATTTTATATCGTTATATTCAAAAACCAATTGAGATGGATGGTGATGATATATTAGTACATAATGAATTTGAAGGTTCTGATGGAACTATTCAGAAAAAAGGTAAAGCATCTGTAAGTATTACTTATAGTCGTAATAATACAGCATTAGGTCATACTGCAATTAATGTTAAAGCAGGTAGAACAGCGCCAAATTTTGCATATTCAACAAATTTATCTGAAGAACAATGTAATGATTTTATGAAAAATGTGATTGATTGTTTCTATCAGATAACAGATGATATATTTTTAAGTACCCGCAAAATTAATAATATAAATTAATTACAATGAGTAAACAAATTATATTTGATACAACAGCTCGAGAGAAACTTTTAGTTGGTGTTGAGAAAATAACTAAAGCTGTTAAATCTACATTAGGACCAAAAGGTCGCAACGTAGTAATCGAGCGTAAAGATAACCCTCCGCTTTTCTCCAAAGATGGTGTTACGGTTGCTAAATCTATTCAATTATTGGATCCTATTGAAAATATGGGGGCTCAAGCCATTGTAGAAGCATCATCAAAAACAGCAGATCAAGCAGGTGACGGTACTACAACAACAACAATATTAGCAGAAGCAATATTTAAAGAAGGACTAAAATATCTTGCAACTGGTTATAATCCTATTTTTATTAAACGGGGAATTGATGAAGCAGTTGATGCTATTGTTGAAAAATTAAAATTAAGTTCCAAACAAACCGAAACAAATGAAGAAATAAAACAAATCGCTACTGTTTCAGCCAATTGGGATAATGAAATAGGTGAAATAATCGCAAATGCAATTAACGAAGTCGGCAAAGATGGTGTTGTAACAATTGAAGAATCTAAAACATCTGAAACAACTTTAAATATAGTTAAAGGAATGCAGTTTGATAGAGGATATTTATCTCCTTATTTTATTAATGAAGAAGAAACATCTAAATGTGTATTTGAAAACTGTTATATACTTTTATATGAACGTAAATTGAATAATCTTGCTGAATTATTGCCTATTTTACAAGCAGTTGGTAAATCAGGAAAACCTCTATTGATTATTGCTGAAGATATTGAAGGTGAAGTTTTATCCGCATTGATAATTAATAAAATGAGAGGGACTTTAAATTGTTGTGCGATTAAAGCTCCCGGTTTTGGTGATAGAAGATTTGCATTTTTAGATGATATCGCTGTATCAACTGGTGGTAAATTTATTAAGCAAGATGGTATTGATAAATTAGAAGACATTACATTGGATGATTTAGGTGTAGCTAAAAAAATTATCGTTTCAAAAGAAAATGCTACAATTATTGAGGGTAAGGGTGATAAAGATAAAATTCAAAAACGCATTGAATTAGTACGCAATTGGTATGAAAACACTGAAAACGAAATCGAAAAAAGTAAATATCAAGAAAGATTATCTAAATTAGCTGGTGGGGTTGCAATTATTAATATCGGGGCCTCGACTGAACCTGAATTAAAAGAAAAGAAAATGCGCGTCGATGATGCTCTCCAAGCAACCAAAGCAGCTATTAGCGAAGGTATATCAATTGGAGGTTCTGTTGCTCTTATTAGATCTAAAGAACAGGTTTGGAATGATACTTCTATATTAAAATCAAATAACGAAGAAATTAAAGCTGGATATAGTATAATTAATAAAGCAGTGGAAATGCCCATTAAATGTTTATGTGAAAATGCAGGGATTGATAGTTCATGGGTATTAAGAACCATTCTTGAAAATAATGATCCTTATTTTGGTTATAACATATCAAGTGGTAAATTTGAAAATTTAATTAAAGCAGGAGTAGTAGACCCAACTAAAGTTACCAGATTATCATTACAAAATGCTGCATCTATTGCGAGTTTATTATTAACTACTTCATGTGTCGTTTTTGAAGAAAATGGAAACAACAATATTTGATTATATTAAATCGATTTTATTTTCTAAGAAAAAATTAAATGTAAATATAGAAGATAAATCTTTTATATATTATATGGTAAATAAATGGATATCCATGTATTCACCAGAAATGTGTTCTTATATAAACGAAACATCAAATAAGTATTATAATCAATTTACAAATATTGAAGATCAATATAATTTTTTATTCCATATTATGCCTAAAGTACCTAATAAAATAATTAATTATATTAAGAAACCTAAAAAAGATAAAAACATAAAACAAGGTAAAATAAAATCATCTGAAATTGATTATATTAAAGAATATGCAAATAATTATGAATTATCTCGAAGAGAGATTGAAATGTATTTAACCCTATCTAAATAATTGTATGTCTGATATAGATAAAATTTTTAAACAATATAATATCGAACAAGGGGGTCGCAGTTTAATTGATCTTTCCTCCTCTGAAAGACAATGTTTAGATTTTGAAGGATATATTTTATCTAAATTATTTGATGATATTATATTAGTAGAATTAATAGATGAAGATGATAAGGGAAATATACAGCGTAATGGCATCTATGTTCCTACTGGCAATACAATAAAAACATGGAGGAAGGGTAAAGTTTTATTAAAAGGAAAAAATGCAGATCAATGTGAAATTGGTGATATAGTAGTATTTCCTCATGATAAAGGTTCTCCTGTATCTAATGTAAAGGTTAAAAATTACGGCACTCTTAAAAGAGGAATGTTCTTAAATCAAGAACGTATTTTTGGTGTTTGTGAGTATGATAAATAAATTTTTATGTACGTTAGTAAGGGGACATTACAAGATATTTTAGATAAAAACGTTTGTGAAATTAAATTTTTACTCAAACGTCCTAAATCAATTCGATATAGAAGGATGTTGTGTACCCGAGCTATGAAAGATTTATTAGATACACCAAACGGCTATAAATCTTTAAAATTTAAAAAACCACCAGCATTTCCAACTAAAAGATTTGGTATGACATATAATTGGCCATCATATCCTAATTTATTGATGGTATGGGACATATTTAGATGTGATTGGCGTGTTATTAATGTTCAAAATTGTAATTTAATATGGACTATTCCTGCTGATAATAAATTTTGGGAATATTTTAATAACGCGTTATTAAAAATGACACCAGAACAAAAACTTTCATTCATGGCTTCGTAAAATGATTCATTCTTTCATAGATTTATTTTCTAATTATTTTCAACAATATTTTCAAATATTTGTTGGAAATCAAATCTATCGATCAGGAAAATTAATTTTATTATCTTCTAAGGAATTTTATATAAAATTTATATATATTGATAAAAAAAATAATAAACAAAAACATTGTGAAATCCCAATTCCTTATAATACAACAATATTAGATAATAAAATTATTTTAGATTATACTAATGAAACATTTTGTAATAATGATAAAAATTTATTGTTATCTTTACAAACAATTAATAATTCGTATAATCATCATGCATTTTACAATAAAAAAATCATAATAAAATTCGGTGACGTTGATTTAATATAACTCTTGTATACAATTATTGAATGCTGTTAAATTATTTTGAAGATGGTTATCACCCAAGTGATACTCAAGTATATATTCTTAATCAAATAGAAAAAGCATTAAACAATAAGAAAAAATTTATTATAATATCCGCACCCACAGGCAGTGGGAAAAGTTTTATATCTAAAACAATATCAAATTATAGTAGAGATATCGATCCGCGATTAATACAAAAGGTTAATAATCATGATTATAATTCAATTACATTGAATAACTTTACATCTGGTGGATGCTATTGTTTAACGATAACAAAGAATTTACAAGATCAATATTTAAAATTTTTTGAATATGCTTATTCATTTAAAGGTAAAAGTAATTATCAATGTACATATAATGAAAATTTAGATTGTGATTGTGGTTCATGTATAACCGTTCCTCCACTTAAATCAAAATGTATATTTAAACGCGCTTGTCCTTATTATGTGGATAGAGATGAAATATTAATTAATAAATTTAGTGTATTAAATTATGCTTCATTTTTTAAATTGGCTAAACCTATGAGAAAAAGACAATTCATTGTATGTGATGAAGCATCAGAATTAGAAGATGAATTGGTTAATAATTTTTCGTTGGAATTAAAATATCGAGAATTGAAATATTTTGGTATTGATATTAATCCAATTTCAAAAAATATATCAGCAACCAAGTTTAAACTTTGGATATTTGATTTAGAACGGCAGATAAACGATGAATTAAATCATCATTTAAATAAAATGAAAAATGCTAAAAAGGAATTAAATATAACCACTAAAGATGCCTCGAAGTATAAATTTTTAATGAATTTATCTACCGTAATTTCGTATGTAACTGGTTATTGGGAAGAATGTGATTATTTAATTGATTATGCTGATGATGTTAAAATTAATATTATGCCTACATATGTAAATCCATTAGCACGATATATTTTTAATTATGCGGATACAGTAATATTAATGTCAGCCACGATAATAAATCATAAAAAATTTACCGAAATATTAGGTATAGATGATTATGAATATATTGAAGCACCAAGTACATTTGATGCTAAAAAAGCACCTATTTATATTATAAACGGTAACAATTTAAATTATAAGAATTTAGATAATATGTTACCTAAATTAAATAAACAATTAAATGATATTTGTGAGTTTCATAAGGATGTAAAAGGGATTATTCATACACATACACAAAAAATTGCGGATTATTTCAAAAATGCAAATTTTGGTAATGAACGATTTACAGTAAGGAGTAAAGAATTAACTAATGATGAAGTGTTAGAAATACATCGAGAAAAAGAAAATTCTGTAATAATAAGTCCATCAATGGCTTTTGGTGTTGATCTTAAGGATGATTTAGCTAGATTTCAAATTATAGTAAAAGCACCATGGTTGCCATTAGGTAGTGAAAGGGTTAAAAAATTAGCAAAAACCGATAGAGACTGGTATATAATGAAAATGTTTAATATTCTTATACAAGCATGTGGCCGCGGTATAAGAACAACTGAAGATTGGTGCAACACTTATATATTAGATAGTTCTATTAAACAATTATTATTAGATAATTATAATATTTTACCAAAATATTTTATCGAACGCTTCGTTTAATTCTCTTTTTTATAGGATAAATATTTAAATGAATAACAGCCGCAGTAGCAGCTTTTTTAAGAACCTTCGTAATAGCATACCTTGGAATAATAATGCATTATTGGATTTAGAAAATGAAATAAAAATTTTAAATCCAAAATTTAGTGTTTTTGAAGATAAAGGCCCGAAAAGGACAGAGATTTTGCAAAAACACTCGGTTACTTACGGTTCTACTGACAATCAACCATTAGCACAAGTTGGTAACGCTAATGATATCCCGTTATATGCAAATATTCAAGAAAATAAAATAGGGCGTATTAGGGATTACCGCGTCATGGCAGCATACCCACGCGTTTCTGAATGTTTAGATAATATATGTAATGAAATGATAAATCTTGATGATTTAAATAATATTATTAAGATTGATTTAGATAAAACTGATTTACAAGATAAACATAAAGATGAATTAGAACGTGAATTTAAAGAATTTGTTGAAATTTTTGATTTAGAATCAAATGGATGGGATTATTGCCGTAGATTATTAGTTGAAGGTGAATTATTTTTCGAGCATATTATAGATAAGGATGACCCGACTTGGGGCATTTTGGGTGTTGTCCCTATCCCAACAGAAATGATTGATCCAATATATGATAATATGCAAAATTTTATGGTTCGTGGATTTTTAGAACGCAAACCAATAATAGATCCTAAAAATCCATCAAAAATTGAAAAATGGGAATTAGTTCCATTACAACGAAACCAAGTTACATATATAAATAGCGGTATATGGAATGATGAAAAAACATTCAGATTGCCATATATTGAAAACGCAAGACGAGCATATAGAGAATTATCATTAATCGAAGATTGTATAGTTATATATCGATTGGTGCGTGCGCCTGAACGTTTAATATTTAACATTGATGTTGGTACAATGCCTCCTGGTCAAGCAGAAAATTATTTACGAACATTAATGAATAATTATTGGAATAGTAAAACATTTGATATTGCTAAAGGTGGAATAATGCAAAAATTTAATCCACAATCTATGTTAGATGCTTTTTGGTTTCCAAAACGTAAAGGTTCAGAAGGTTCTAGTGTTACCACACTCCCGTCTGGTGCTAATTTAGATAAATTAGAAGATTTGTATTTCTTTGTTGACGCTTTATATACCTCTTTAGGTGTTCCTACAAATAGAAATAAGCCCGATGATAAAGCACCTGTAAAATCAGATGATATTTTGCGTCAAGAATTAAAATTTGCAAGATTAATAATAAGATTACAACGATTAATAGCTACTGGTATCAAACAGTCTTTTATTACACATTTAAAATTAAAAAGATATGCGGATACTGAAAATAATTGGTGGAAAGAATTTAATCTTTCAGAAAACGAAATTAGAATAAAATTGAATCCACCATCTAATTATTATCAACTAAGAGAAACTCAAAAATTGGAATTAGCTATGAATTTATTTAATACAGCTAAACAAACTGATTTTATATCACCTTCTCTAGCTGCTAAAGATTATTTACATTGGGATGACAATAGATTAAAAGCTAATATGGAATGGAAGCGAAAAGATAAAGCTTTTGAATGGGAATTATCTCAAATTCTTAATATGGGACCAAAGTGGAAAGAAGCTATTAACGCTCAAAACGAAAGTATGGCCGGTGGAGATACTGGAAATGCTGGAAATGTCGGTGATGCCGGAATAATGGGCGGGATGGGTAGTGACACTTCATCATTACCTCCCGCAGATATAAGTAACCCATCGGCTGATAACGGAGGAACCGGTGGAGCCGATGATCAAGCCGCTCCTGATTTTGGTGGTCCCGCACAAGTTTAAAGGAAAAATATGTGGTCAACATTAGTTACATCAATTTTAAATATAATATCTAATATTACTGGTTGGTTGAAAAACAAATCAGAAAATAAAGATTTAACAAATAATCAACAAGCAATTAAATTGCAAAAAGAAACAGAAAAACATAAGAAAATTGTTAAAGATGCATTAGATACAAATAATCTTGATGAAATTAGGAAAGAAATATCAGAATGAAAAATTTTAATTATTTACTAATTTATATTTTATGTTTTAATCTTTTCGGGTGTACATCATGGACTAATCCAACCCCGGATATTATTAATAATGAGATAATTAGTTATGATGAAGGCGTTCAAAATGGTGGTATAATCCAGACATATATTTATACTGAAAATAATACAGAAAATAAAGGATTTATTATAACTGAAAATGCGAAAAATCGTTATAATGCTTTGATAAAAAAATATGGTAATCGATTTATTCCAGAATTAAAACAAGATATGGGTATAAAAATAATTAATATCAATAATAAACAATATTATTTTATATCAGCACAACATATGGTTTATTTTGCTGATATGATGGATTATTATCGTTTAGATAAAAAAATAAAAGATAAATAAATTTAAAAATAAAAAAAAATCCTGAAGGTTTCACCTTCAGGATTTTTTTTGCCTTAAGTGTTATTAGAATAACGATTTACCAGCAGCAAGCGAACCACCGACTTTATTAGAAGCCTTGTTCATAAATTTCTTGCCCTTTTCGTCACTAAGTTCTTCAGGATCAGCTTTTGGCTCTGGAATTTTACCTTTTTGGGCAGTGCCGCCTTTAGCAACAATTTTACCACCAACCTTATTAGTGGATTTGTTCATATATTTCTTGCCTTTTTCGTCACTAACTTCCTCAGTCTCAATTCCCTCACCAAATGTGCTATCTTCTTCGACTTCGTTGTCTTCTTCACCTGCTTCTTCAGAAAAATCTTCTTCATCTGTTTCTTCTGAGAAATCTTCTTCTTCAGTATCAGCCTCAACCTCAACTTCTTCAAAAGCGGCTTTTAATTCTTCAAAAGCGCTTTTAGATAATTTGATTGTGACTGTATCTGTATCATTTTCATCAGAAGTATCGAAATCAGTTTCTTCAACATCAGAACCGACTTTCAATTCTTCTTTTTCTTCAGGTGACATTCCGTTAAGAATGTTTTCATATAATATATCAAATTTAGTTTTCATGTAATTATTTATGTTGTTTATTTATTAAATCAAAAACAATTCTTCCAATTCTTCTAATTTCATTTTAAATTAAGCCTGATAAATACTTATATGGCAATTAATAGTAAAAATGCATTTTATTTAGGAGATGAAAGTCTTCCTACAAAAAATATGCAAATAGAAGCATCTCCTGAACAAGTTAAACAATATGCACATGAAATGAAGAGGTGCCAAAATAATTTATTATATTTTGCTGAAAATTATTTTTATATTATTAATCCTGATGAAGGTAGAATCAAAATTAAATTACATAAATATCAAAAACGGTTTTTAAAAACAATAAAAAATAATCGTTTTGTAATATTTAATACTTCAAGGCAAGTTGGAAAAAGTACATTATTAACAATATACGCATTATGGTATGTATTAAATAATCCAGATAAAACAGTATTATTATTAGCAAATAAACAAGATACCGCAATCGAAATATTTGGTCGAATAAAAATGGCATACAAAGAATTACCGAATTGGTTAAAACCTGGTGTTGAAAAATGGGATCAAACTAAAATGATTTTAACAAATGGATCTAAAATAATAGTATCTACCACCACAGAATCAGCGGCCCGAGGTTTTACTATTAATCTTCTTTTACTTGACGAGTTTGCATTCGTAGAATGTTTGGATTTTGATACAAAAATTAAAATTCGTAATAAAACAACCAAAATAGAAGAAGAAATATCTATAGGTGATTTATACTTACGTTTATTGAAAAATTCATAAATAATTATATGTTCGACAAAAGTCAAGCGCGTCAAGAGATTATAGAATTTTACTCCCATTATAAACCATCTAGATTTTGGAATGATCCTAAATGGTATGGAGATAAAAAATATATTTATGATTATGTTAATAATTATTATAAAGATAACGAAGAATTAAATAAATTACCCATAGCTCGTAAATGTTATCATATAATACATAATTTAAATTATATTCCAAAAACTTTTTATAAAAATTTTTATGAAGGATATTATGATATTAATAATATAACATCTGCGAAAAAAATGTTTAAAGAATATAATAATATAATATTTGATAATATAAAAAAATATAATCTTCTTTCAAAAGACGAAATTAAAAAAATAATTTTATATTGTTTAAAAAATCAAAAATATAAAGAATTATTAAATAACAGCGATTTAAATTATAGTATTAATCATTATGTTCCATCTAATATAAACGATTGGGAAATTAAATTTTTATATATTATACATAATGGTGATATTTATTGCCCAATATGTGGAAATATAAAAAAACATGATAAAATAGCGACACTGAGAAAAACATGTGATAATTCTATTTGCAAACATGCTTATTTATCTAATATATCAAAAACAAGAAATTTTTCACATTTATTTGACCCGATAATAATTAAAAAGAAAACTGAAAGTCGTAAAGGATATAGGCATTCAGATGAAACCATTAAAAAAATTAAAGAAAGTAATAAAAAAACTTGGACACCAGAGAAAAGAAAAAAATTAATAGAACAAAATAAAAATAATGGAGTCTATATAAAACAATCAGAAACCATGAAAACAAAAATTTTAAATGGGGAATTTACACCGGCTACAAAAAATAGATTAACACATAAAACATTTTATTCATCTATTACAAAAATAAAATATCGAAGTTCTTGGGAATTGAAATTTCATGAATCTCATTTAAATTTCGAATATGAAAAAATGCGTATACCTTATATTTTTAATAATGAAAAACATGTATATATTATTGATTTTATAGATAATAAAAGCAAAAAAATAATAGAAATTAAACCTAAATCTTTATGCAAACAGTCAAAAAATATATGCAAATTCCGTGCCGCGGAGGATTGGGCTCGCGCTAATGGGTTTCAATTTATTATTTTAACAGAAAATACGTTAAATAATTATCAATAACATGCAATCAATTGTATTAAATGATACTTATGAAATAAAAACCCCTTTTGGATGGAAAGATTTTAAGGGAATAGTTAAACATAGTGATAAAAAAAGTATCAAGCTTAAATTTAATAACAATTTAACTATCATATCATCCCCAAATCATTTATTTAAAAATATTGATAGTGAATTAATAGAAGCAAAAAATTGTTTAAATCAAACATTAATTACTGAAAATGGTGAATTGATAATTTGTATTGAAATAAAAGAAACCGATTCAAGAGATTTATTTGATATATTAGAAATAGACGGATCTGAACATTTGTTTTATTCAAATGGATTAATATCTCATAATTGTAATCTTGCTAACGAGTATTTTAGATCGGTATATCCCACTATTTCAGCTTCTAAAACATCTAAAATAGTAATAACATCCACGCCAAATGGAGATTCTAATATTTTTTATAGATTATGTCAAGGAGCTATTAATCACGAAAATGGATGGGTTTATGATACCGTTATATGGTCTGATGTTCCTGGTAGAAATGAAAAATGGAAACAAGAAACAATGGCCACTATGGATAGTGCCGAAGCATTTGCTCAAGAATTTGAAGCAGTATTCATTTCATCAAAAAGTACTTTTGTTAATGAAGAATTAATCCAATCTTTAAAACAAAAAGCTAAAGATCCTTTATATATATTTGAAGATGGAAAATATAAAATATGGGAAGAACCGAACGAAAATAATATATATGTTGCAGGTGTTGATACTAGTGAAGGAATTGGATTAGATAGTTCAGAAATCAATATTGTTGATATAACAAATTTACAAGATATTAGACAAGTAGCTACTTATTCAAATAATTCTATTCCCCCATATGATTTTGCTACTAAAGTATATGAAATATTACAACAATGGGGATGTCCTTTAGCTTTAATAGAACGAAATAATCAAGGTACAGTTGTTGTTGATAATTTATATAATAGATATGGATATGAAAATATCGTATCCTGGGGATCAAGTTTATTCAATAGAAAAAATATCCAATTGGGTATTATATCACATGCAAATATTAAAAATAAAGCAGTCAATCTTATGAGATATTTATTAACTGAATCTCAAGTGGTGTCAATTAATAATTTAGAAACATTGGAAGAATTTAGAAATTTTATAAGATATCCCAATGGAACATGGGCGGCTCGTAGAGGTGATAAATATCACGATGATAAAGTTATGTCATTAATATGGTCGTTATTCATATTAAATGAAGAAATTATAACTTCATATTTTGAGGTGAAACAGCGGGATAGAAACGGGATTCCATTAAGAATAGAAAAATTTGATAATGGTATTAATTATTTTACTAATACACAAAAATCATCAGAAATTCAACATTATAATACGAATAATAAAGTAAATGATGTATTTTTAATGAATCCTGGTGATGCCACAAATAACATAAATACAGAATGGAATTGGTTATACACATATGGAGAATAAAACACCAATAGAAGAAATTATAAAATTAAATAATAAACTCAAAGAAATAATAAAAGAAAAACTTAATATTTCTAAAGAAAAAACTGTCGATTCAGATAATTTAAAAGAAAATACAGACACACAAAACACATCAAAAGAAGAATCAAAAAATAAAGAAACATCGGCTATTAATGAAAAATATAATAGTTTAAAAAAATTTGTTATATCAGAAATAAACAAAATTAATAAAATTGTTAAAAAAATAAAAACTTCTAAAGAAAAAGAAGAAAACAAAGAAAAAGAAGTAGTAGAAAAAGCTAAACCTGTTTATTTAGAATCATTTGGTGAAAGAGCTTTATTAGAATTGAATGAAATTTTTCAAAAAGTTTTCAATATTAAAATTGTACAACCAAAAGATCAAACAACTAAAAAAAGTAAATTATGGTTAGTCGCATTAATAGCAATTGTCGCGGTAATTATTGCTAAATTTAATGATATTAAAAAATATATTTTATCTATCGATTGGAATAAAATATGGGGCACTATAAGAAATTATATTGTAGAATTTTTAGCTGATTTGCCTTTTAAAATAATAGATGCTATAGTTGATGCATTTAATCTTATAAAAGATGTAATTCTTAAAATTTTTGAAAAAGAAGAATTTCAAAAATTAATAGAAAATATAAAGAAAACATTAATACCAACTGACTTTATAAACAATATAAAAAATTCCATTGTTGAATTTTTTACAAAAACAATTCCTGATATATTTAAAAAAGTGACTGACAAGGTTAAATCTTTTGTTAATAAAATATTTTCAGCTATTAATGATTTTCTAGGATTTAAATTTTTTGATACTGGCAAAGATGATAAAGATAAAACAGATGCTATTAATGCTGAAGAAAAAATTGATGAATTAAATAGTCAATCCAATCAAACAGAAGGATCTAGCGGAGAATCGCCATCGAGTGAATCCTCTAAAGAATCTAAAGAAGAAAAACCAGTAGAACCAAATATAATAGTTGCTAATAATTTAAATAAATTTAACAACATTAAAGGGGGTGCAATTGATAAATCGTTTGTCGTAAATGATAATAAAGAAATTACAATGACCCCGTTGCATCCTAACGATAGTGTCGCTGTTTTGAAAGAAGATGGTATTATAGATAAACGATTAAATGAAGTAATAAATTCCGTTAATACACAAACAGCTGCTTATTCTAAACAATTTGAAGATATCAATAATGAAATAATTAAACAGAATGATATTTTAACAAATTATAACAAAAATAAAATAACTAAAGAACATATTATTAATAATGATAAAGCAATGGTAAAATATGTTCAAAATAATGTTAATAGATTACAAACTGAAATTACAAATAATAAACAACCACAAATAGCAACTTCAAGTATAAATGATTTGAGACTTCAATACTTAAATGGATAAAATTTTACCCAAAGTTAACATTGTTGAATTACAAAAAAATGTTATAGGTTCAAAAATATTACCTATAAACATAACATATCATCTCACAACATATAAAACAATTAAACCATCTCTTATTTCACGAGCTATTGGTTTGATAAAAAGTATTTTTTCTGCCAAATCATTTATAAATATATTCAAAAAATTTAAACAGTTTAGTAAAAAGGTTCGAAAAATTTTTAAAAAAGCTTTAAAATTTTTCGCAAAAATTTTAAAACCTATAATTAAATTTATTAGCAGAATTCTTAAATCAGGTGTAAATTTGATAATTCGAATGTTTAGAAAATTTTTACGATTAGCTAAACGTATTTTTAAAACCATAATAAGAATTCTAAAAAAACTTTTACGAATAGTATTAAAAATTTTTAAATATATTGTTACAAAAATATTCGATATAGTATTACGTGTTTCTAAAAAAATATTATCTGTTTTATCTAAAGTGGTAAGAAAAATAACTTTATTTATATATAAAACAACTAAAAGTGCACGTAAACTTATATGGTTGATGCGTAAAGCCACTAAAGCTTTAGGGTTTAGAAAAACGAGTAAATCTTTAAAAATTTTTAAAGGAAAAGTACATAAATCCCCACCTGGGATGAAAGCAATATTTAAAAAATTACCACCATTAATAACAGATAGTGTTGGTAAAATATTTAAAATGAAACCTTCACCTAAAAAAGGTTACATAACAATGATTAAAGATATTACCAAACCTATTTTAAAATCTATGGGAGGAATAATAAATTGGTTTAAAAATCTCGGAAAAAAAGTTATGAAATCTGCGAGATTAAAAAAACAATTATGGAGTATTTTAGGAAAAGTGATAAAAAAGATTGCGGCTAAATTAGGGCTTACATTCGCGGCATCCGCCGCGTTGGCATCAGGTATCGGCTTTCCTATTGGGGTATTAATTTTTATAGGTAAATGGTTAACAGGTATTGCAGGAGATTTATTGTTATTTGGTGGAGCTGCAAAAACAACATGGAAAGAATTAATCACAGCAATATTAGAAAATATGCCTTATTTGGATATAATTTTTGTTCTTGATCATATGTTATCCGACTTAATGGGTGCTTCATTAGGTATATTTAATACAGCATTTGATTGGCTTAAATCTATATTTTTTATAAAAAATGAAGATTTAAACAAAAGAGTTGTTGGGGAAGAACCAACACAAAAAATTAAAAAAGTTTCAGATCCAAATTTCTTTGTTTTGAATAATATGAATGATATTAAAAACATAAAAACTAACCAGCCACATATTTTTAATATCATTGATGAAATATACAACGAACAAAATATTGGATTGGTTAATATAATCAGCAAAAATATTAAAAAATTTCATGAAATATTGAAATATCGAAATGAATATATTTTAAAGAACGTGGGATAAATATTTTATATAATAAATTATGGCCATAAAAACAAACATAAATTCCAAACAAAGTTACCTATGGAACATGGTGCCATTTGGTAAAGATCGGAAAAAAACGGATGATACCGATCTTAAAAAAGTCGCTACATATAAATTATTTCCTGCTAATATTACAATTAATAATAATGATGATTATTTTACTAAATTAAAAGAATTCAAATCCCCCCGGTGTATTGTATCAGTGCTTAATGACTATAGTTGGACATCAAGCCCTGCTACAGCAAGAGAAGATGTTCCATATATTATCTTAAATGAAAAACAAGTATGGAAAAATAATACAATAGCCAAACTTATATATAGTTTGACCATTAGTAAAGAATTTCTTGATTCTATTTTAAATGCAACCGGAATTATAAATACTAGTAAAAAAGTACGTGATATAATTAGTTATGCTGGTGAAAAAATGGGGTTCTCAATGGCAGAAATGACAAAAAAAATTAAAGATGCGATAACCCCTAAAAGTGTTGTAACTCCAAGCTCTGCGAAAGGAGCAAAAGGAGCACAATCAGGGGCAAAAACAACAGCAGCAAAAACTGGTGGTAAAACTGCTAATGCGACAGGAACGGAGAGTTCTCCAACTGAAGAAGAAGGGTTTATAGATGAAAAAATTAAAATGGCTAAAAATGTTATTTTAGAAATGGTGGAAAAGGTTAAAGACCTTACCCTTTATAATGATGTGAAAATGTGTGATGCGCATTCGAATTTTATAGGCCCAAATTCCCCATATCGAAATTTATATCTCTGTTTGAATTCTGGATTTAGATATTATCTTCCTTATTTTGAAAATGAAATGAGGGGTGTTAATAATAATTGGGGGGAGCCAGCTAATATTAGTCAAAATCCTTTAGCGGAATGGTTTGATAAAGGATTTTCGGCATTTAACGTTTTCGCCGGCGGTGCAGAATTAATGCTTTCGACTGAAAAACGTGGATATTATTTTGAACAAACAAAAGCATTTAATTATCCCACTGATGGAGAAACATTAAACATTAGATTTCCATTAATTAATACAAATACATGGGAAGATGTTGTTAAAAATTGGCATTTTATTTTCTTATTATTATATCAAAATCAACCTAGTCGCAATGATATTTCAATCATAGAACCACCCGCTATATATGAAGTAGAAATTCCTAATATGAGATATATTCCATATGCTTATATAGAAAAATTAGCTATTGCATATAAAGGTGTGCGTAGAAATATGAAAATACCAATTTTAAAAAATGGTAAACCAGATGAAATAGAAACTATAATACCAGAAGCATGGGATGTTAGTATAACATTGCGAGGATTAACGAGCGAGCCTTCCAATTTCAATATACTTAATAAACATATAATAACAACTGACAAACTATAATGGATACTAACTTTTCAACAGGTAAATATCAAAACGATATCGATGATTTAGAATCATTATCTAAATATCGATATGAAAATATTTTCAAAATATATCAAGATCCAAATACATATTATTATTATAATATTCTTAAAAATATTAATATACCGGATAATATAGATCCATCTTATTACACTTTAGAAAATGTTAATTTTAATGTGCCTTTGACAATAATTAGTTATAAATATTACCAAACAATTGAATTATGGTGGCTTATATTAATAGTAAATAAAATTACCAATCCATTTATTTCTGGCACCCGTCAAATTAAGATTATCAAATCTGAATATATCAATGAAATTATAAATACTATTCAAAATCAATTAATGTAAAAATGGATTTAGATTTTAAAAAATATATCGAATCTTGTTCATATCCTTATGAAACAACAGATGATAAATACACAATGTGTGTTGTTTTATTTAATAATGGAAATGAATGTCCATTGAGACAACAAACCATTAAATCTTTAATCATCAATGATAATTTTAATAATACTTTTCATGATGGTATATTAGATATACGAAATGATAATGATATATTAGAAAGTAGTAATGAACCTGCTTTGAAATTATTAGCACCTGGATTTAAATTAATAAACAATGCAAGAGATTTTGTTTTTATATATATTTCAATTTATGATGAAAACAATACTGCAAATATTGATAATCCAAGTAATTTAATGATGTTGTTTGTAATTGATAAATCAGAAGATTTATTTATTAATTCAGAAAAAATAAAACGATTATATTTAAAAGATTATACAGAAGAAGTATTAACGGAATATGTTAATGGGTTTTCAACAAGTGGTTACGCTTATAAATTGGCGCAGTTTGTCGAACGCGCCCAAGAAAAAAAATCAAAAAATAATACCCAAATTAATTTTGATTATAATGATACAAATTTAATTAAACTTAATGATGATGATAAATTAACAATCCCTCAACTATCTAATGAACAACGATCTTTATCAACTGGGCGTTGTATAGCATTTTTACTCAAAAAAGCTTTTCCTGATAGTACTATCAATACTAATTTATGGGATTTTGGTGGGCCTAAAGTTTTTTATAGTAGTTCTAGCAATGAATCATTATTAGAAACATTGAATAATTTATTGATATTACATAATGCAAGTTCAACCGATAACGATAAATGTTATTTGGATTATCAATTAAATTATAAAACAAATGATTATGAATGGTCTTTTTTCAGTATAAGTAAAAAATTTCAATATTCTAATAAACAATTTTTATTAGAATCGATGGAATTGTCTTTAAATAATGTTGATATGAATGGAAGTCAATCGGATGATGCAAACAATAAAACACCAGCAGCTTTTAATTTTGCAGGTAATACCGGTATAATTAAAAATTTCTTTTTTTCGGATTTTTCAACACATGATAATATACAAAATATTAAATCTCATTTTATTTATAATTATAATAATATAAATAAAGAATTTTTAATTGATAGTGAATCAAGTAATTTCAAAAATATTTTGCAATCTTTTTTGGATAATTATTCATCCGATTTATTCCCAAATACACCATATAATGCGTTGCAATTAAATAATAAAAATATTTCACATGATATAAATTTATATCCACCAGATACAAATACTTCAGTTGGTCGCAATCAAAATTTATATCGATTATTATGTTTAAATAATTCAATTCAATTTACTGTTATTGGTGGAATATATAGAAAAGCGGGTTATTTTATCGCATTAAAGAAAAAAGATGCACCAGGCGATAACCAATTCTTCAATAAAATATTAGGAAACTATTTTATATTAAATACACAGCATATATTTAATGATAAAAATTATATTAATAATATAATAGCTGTTAAACCATATTATAATAACAAACCAATAATACTTAACAACTACGTAATACCAAATGAATAGCCCAATCCCATATTATCTTTTTGATATTAAAGAAAATAAATTAATTTTCTACAATACATATTTACCTGAATATATAAAAGAATTTAAAAAATATATTAGTGAATTACAATTATGTTTAGATTATTCATATTATAGCAATTTAAACACTGATAATAAAGTATCTAAATTAATAGATTTTTTTTCTAATCTTTTTTCTAAATTTCAATGTGATACCTATATAATGGCGGGGACGTCAGTTAAATTAGCTGATAAAAAACAATTAAATATAGATTTTATTAAATTTTGGATTGCTAAATTTAATGGATTGTCGGAAAATATTAAACAAGCTGTTTTAGACAGCAATACACCAAAAAATAGTTGTATTAATATAAGTCAAATTAGTAATAGCATAGGACATTTAACACATTTACAAAATATATTGGATAACAATACAAGTCCGTATTATGATTATGGAAATGATTATACCCAATTAAATATACCTGTGGGTAGCGCTGTATATAACAAATTATCTAAAAATAATTTAAGAACAATAGCACATTTAGAATATAAAACAAATATTATATTAAAACATAATATAAAAACTATACAAAACAAGCAAGTGCAGATAAAAGAAGCTCCGCAAATAAAAAAAGGATATACTTATGCATCCACTTCGCATGGTGATAATTTAGTAACTGATATTAGTGCTAATTTCTTTTTATATGATATAGTTGATAGTTTAAACAGTTCATTAGCTGTTAATTTAAACATTTTATATGATTTAGTTAAATATTATTCAAATATTAACACAACTATCAATAAACAATCGGTTAAAACACTAATATTTAAAAGTATAGATAATGAAGGTGAAAATTTGGTAATAGATAATTATAACAATGTTATTTAATTATTTTTGAACATCCAAATCAATTGGTTCATCTTGAATACCTTCTTGTTTCTTTTTACTCATTATCATCTCAAATAATTGATCACGGGTAAAAGTTATTTTATCGTTATCTTTTTCTTCTAATTTTAATTTAGTATCCATTTCTTTTAATTCTTTAGCTGCTTTTATTTTTTGTCTGGTAATAGACATTTTATTTAAAGATTCAATCGCAGCTGCTGATGCTTCAACCGCAGCACTAAATGCTTTTATTTCATCTGGTGTGCTATTTAATTGAAAATGTTCTTTTAATTCTTTAATATATTCAACACTATCTTTAACCATTTGGCCAGCATGATTTAAAATAAATTGGTCAAGATTTTCATCTTTCAATTCTAATATTTCAGTAGTGTTGTTTTTTAATTCACTTTGTGGTATATTATTTAATATATCATCAATATCACTAGATTCAGTTTTTGGTTCTTCTAATGTTACAGGTGTAGGTAATTCTTCCTCTAATTCCTTTTTAATTTGAGGATCAGTAGGAGTACCATAAATTTTTTGAATTTCTTTCAATAATATATCATTATTTGATTTATCAGACATAAAAATATTTAAGGAATCAATTTGAAAAAGCAAAAATTTTTAATATAATAAACATGTGAAAAATGTAGAAATTAAATTTAAAAAAACTCATGAAGATGCTAAACTTCCGTTTAAAAAACGCGAATCTGATACTGGTTGGGATGTTTTTGCTGTTGAAGATAAACTCGTTCCTGCTAAAGGAAGCGCGGTAATTGACATTGGATTAAATCTTGCTTATATCACGCCTGGGTACTGGATTCAAATAGCAACCAGAAGCGGGCTTGGATTTAAACATGGATTAATGTGTCACGCTGGTATCGTTGATTGTGAATATAGAGGAAATATGGGAATAAAAATATACAATTTATCAGATACTGATTATCAAGTTCAAAAAGGCGATAGAATTGCTCAATTAATTGTATTCGAAAATTATAACACTACTGTTGATTTTGGTGAAATAGACGAAACCGAAAGAGGAGAATCTGGTTTTGGTAGCTCGGGTCGTTAAATATGTCATATAATTCATACAACGGAACAACACCAGAAGCCGCTGGGTATCCTATTAGTAGAGAAGATTTGGATGGTGAAATGGTATCGAATTTAAATTTACAAAAATGTAAATTATCATTTGATACTCAGTTTACTTTTGCAGATTTAAATCTACCTTCAAATGTTGTCCCTGTTGTTTCTATAATATTGCCATATTTGACTGAGTATAACGACATTGATCTTACACATAAGTTAATAAGCTACGTTTCGTTATATTCAAACGATGGTAGTTTTGTATTTAAAATTATTGAATTGATAGAAAAGTTCCTAACTAAAAATATAAAAATATCTCCTGAAAATAGGCAACTTATCTATAAACATATGATAAATCACGATAACGAAACAGTTACGTTAATCGGGTCAAATGATAAACCATATAGACAAAATATTTTCGATGAAATTCACGAATGGTTAATTCTTTCGGATGATTTAGATAAAGATTGTTTTATATATGAATTTAAAAATTTGTTTAAAAATAAAAAAATTATTTTTAAAAACAAAATAAGTGATTATATTATAAATAACAGTACTATCAAATTAAACGATTGGAAGATTTTATACAGTACAATACTATATAAATGTTTTATGTGTATTGGGCATGTTTCCATCAGATCACAAGATTCAGAAAATTTCACAACTGAATTTGATGTTGGATTGTTTGTTCAAATGCTTTCCATTTTATCTGGAATTGATAAAACAATAGTAATGAAATATATTTCAGAATATAATAATTTAGATTCTGAGTTCATGCCTTATGAAAGCAATAAAAAATGCTTATTACAATTTATGTATAATTCAATTTCAAATGGAGTTGAAAATATTATAAATTATAGCAATGCATTAAAAAGTAAATTAGAATATAATCAGGATAATATTTTTGCTGATAGTATTTCGTATGTGTTTCAAAACATTAAAATAGATAATATCAAAACATATGATTTACATACATTTGATATTTCAAAATATAATATTGATTGTATGTGTAATTTATTAAAACAAAAAAAATGTAACATATTAATATATGGACCTCCTGGAATAGGTAAAACCGAATTTGTTAAAGCTATTTTATATAAAATACATAAAGATTATTTAAATTATTGTCATACAGAAGTTGAAACAGTTAAAGCAAACGGAAGAAATAGTTCGTCTTCTGATGATGCATTCATGCTTTTCTTTAATCGTATTCAGAATTACGCTAGTTCACATAATAAAGCAATTGTAATAGATGAATGTGATGCATTAATTAACGTATTAGGATTTTATAATGAAAAAACCTTGAAAAAAAGTCAATTAAATGAATTATTAGATCGTTCAATTACTAATAATATCTGGATCACAAATTATATAACATCGATTAGTGATTCTTCTTTGCGTAGATTTGATTTAGTAATTAAATTTAATGATTTATCTAATAAACAAAAAAATAAAATATGGAAAAATATTTTAACTGATCATGATATAAAATATAAAATTTCAAATAAAGAAATTGAAACTTTTATAAAAAAATATAATAAATTAACACCATCTAATATTAATAACATAATAAAAAATGCTAAATTAAATAATATATCTAAAAATAAAACAAACTTTATATATAATATTAATAAAGAAGCATCTAATATATATAATAATATTTTTGGTATTGAGATAACAGAAAATAAGGAAAATAACAAAAATAAACCTGTTAATCAATATTTGTTAAATACTATCAATATCAATTATAATCCTAATGATATAATCAAAACTATTGGGGAATATATTAAAAATTCAAATCCTTCATGTGCAATGTCTTTATTGTTCACAGGCATGCCGGGAACAGGTAAAACAGAATTTGCTAAATATATTGCAAAAGCAGTTAAAAAAGAACTATATATACAACGTTATTCTGATATATCAAATTCTTATGTTGGTGAAACAGAAAAACAAATTGCTGCGGCATTTAAAAAAGCCGAAAAAGAAAATAAAATTCTTTTATTGGATGAATGTGATTCGATATTCCAAACAAGAGATAATGCAGTTCGTTCATGGGAAATTACCCAAACTAATGAATTTTTGACACAGTTAGAAAGTTATAGGGGTATTATAATATGCACTACTAATTTTTTGAAAAATTTAGATGATGCTTCAATGAGACGTTTTAGATATAAAATAACATTTAATCCATTAAAATATGATGATAGGTTATTAGTTTATAAAAAATATTTTAATAAAAAAGAAATACCTGAAAATATTAAACATGAATTATATAAAATGGATAATTTATGTTTTGGTGATATTAAAATTGTATATGAACGTTTAAGTATGTTATCAAAAAATTTCAAACATAATGAAGTTATTAAAGAATTGAAACATGAATTATCATTTAAAAAATCTAATAATGAACCTATAGGATTTTATTGATTTTAAAAATAAATGAAATAAAATAAAAATATATGTTAAATTTAAATTCCATTTGGGTAGAAAAATATAGACCCACAAAATTTGAAGATATGGTCTTATCTTCTACTAATCGAAAATATTTCCTTTCTTTAAAAGATAAAAAAGATATTCCTCATTTATTATTTTGTTCTAAACCCGGAATGGGTAAAACTACCGCAGCTAAAATAATTGTTAATGATATTTTAGATTGTCAATATATATACATTAATGCATCTGACGAAAATGGTATAGATACAATTAGAACACGTATATTAGATTTTGCACAAACAAAAGCGTTATACGGTGATTTTAAAGTTATTATATTAGATGAATTTGATGGCATGACATTACAAGCGCAAGCTGCTTTGAGAAATGTTATGGAAGAATATTCCAAATATGTTCGATTTATATTAACAGCGAATAATAAAAATAAAATCGCACCTGCAATTCAAAGTAGGTGTGTTGCTCTCGATTTCGAATTTGACCAAAAAGAAGTATTATTAAGATGTCTGCATATTTTATCACAGGAAAATATCCCAACATCAAAAGATGATATTAAAAATATATTACAAATTGTTAAAATGTATTTTCCGGATATTCGGAAAACTATTAATACATTGCAAAAATTATGTGTTAGTGGTAAATTAGAATTTAATATTCAAACTATTTATAATTTTGATTTTTGTGAACAAATATGGAATCATTTAAATAAAGATCAAATTATGAATATGCGAAAATTTTTAATTGAAAATGAAAATACATTCAATTGTGATTATATTAACTTATTAACAAATTTATTAAATTATATATATACTATTGATGGCCTTGAAAATGATTTAAAAGTAGATATAATATTAACCATAACTGAATACATTTATAGAAGCAATTTTATACTTGATCAGGAAATTAATACAACATCTTGTTTATATGCAATTTATAACAAAATAAAATAACAAAAATAAAATAATAAAAATATAAAAAATTATGGATACAATGTCAATGTTTGCAACTATTAAGAACGCGCTTAAAAATAAGAAGAGCCCGACAGGGAACGAAATTTTTAAGAATTTTATGAAATTTGAGCCAGGTAAGGCTGGATCAGGTAATGAATATATTATAAGGTTTTTACCTTATGTAAAAGATCCTAAAAATACATTTTTTGAATATATTTCTTATAATTGGAATAGTGTTTCCACCGGAAAATGGATTAGCGAAGTATCACCAGTTACATTTCAGGAGAGATGCCCAATTGCAGAAGAAAAAGCACGGGTATTTAATGATAAAACTTCTTCACAAGAAGATTTGGATCATGCTCGTTTGCTTAAAAGAACAAAACAATGGTTAGCTAATATATATATTATTAACGACCCCGTTCATCCACAAAATAATGGTACTATAAAAATACTTAGAATGGGTAAACAATTATATGAAAAAGTTTACAATGCGCTTGATGAAGAAAATTCAGAATCAATTGGTAATGATATTTTCTTAAATCCTGATGATAGCAGTGGATATAATTTTAGAATTATTTGTGAACAAGGACCAAAATTTCCAACATATTCACGATCTGATTTTTCAAGAAATAAAACATCTATTCCTGAATTATCAACATCCGAAAAAATTAATGAAGTACTAGAATCTGCATTTGATTTAAGTTCAGTATTTACCGTAAAAAGTTATGATGAATTAAAACAAATACTTAATGAGCATTATTTTAATTCATCCACATCAAATGTTGAAAAAACAAATATCGAAAACAATTCATTAATTGAAGATGAATTAGATACTTCATTAAATAGTGAATCTTCTAACACAATTACAATTCAGCAAAAGCCTTCAGAAACAGTTAATTCAATTGATGAAGATTTTATTAATGATTTGTTAAAACAATAATGAACGATACGGATTATTTAAACGCATTGTTAGAACAGGAAAAGCAGAAGATGCAAACATCTTCTGCTTTTCCTCCCGTGGCACCTACTGTAATACCTGCGGTTGAACAACCAAATACTTCTTACGAAGCACGGCCTGCGATTACTCGAGAACCATCACCTGAAGAAAAAATTAAATTAATGGGGATGATGTTAGGGGAAACAATGCAAGGGGCTATGCATGCGGATTCAGCATATGTAAATTATGGAAATGCTGCTGGTTTTGCAGAAAGAGATGCGGCTCGGGCTAATTTATATAAAATTGCTGAAAATTTAGACAAACAACGGGATGCTTTACGCCGGGGGCAACAAAAAGATTTAAAACCTGTTACCGTGCCTGTTATTGCTGAACCAGTGGTGCCAAATTTTGTTGATCCACAAATAACAGCACGGCCGCCTCAACCGCTGCCTGAAAGTATACCATATACCGCAACACCCCGAGAAGTTTACCAAAATAATGATCCAGCGCAATTAGAATTTGATTTTAAAAAAGCAACGCTTGATGATGTATTGGATAGTTTAATAAAATTAATTAACAAAGTAAATGATATTGAATCTGAAATACGAGATATTAAAATATTAATAGCTAATAAAGGTAAAAAAAAATTGAAATAAAAAATTTATGGATAAAATTCAAATCATTTTTAAAAATAAATCATTAAATAATTTTTTAAAAAGTATTGCGGCTTTTTCTGATAGAGTTATTTTAGAAGAAAAAAATAAACAATTAATTGCTACAACTTTTGTAGATCAATGTGTATATAAAGGAATATATAAAAATGTTTCTTTTGAAAATTTACCAGAATCATTAAAATTAAATATTCCCGATATTAAAAATTTACAAAAAATAGTTGATAATATTAAAGAAGATAATATTGTTTTTAAATTAACAAATAATAGTTTAATTTATAATAGCAAAACATTTAAAACTAAATATGTTTTGTTAGAAGATGGAATAATATCTTCGAGTAAATTAAATGTTGATAGAGCGTTAAATTTAAATTGGGATGTTTCCTTTGAAATAACGAAAGATAAATTTGCCGAATTGATTTCATTAACCACATTAAGCAATTTAGAACAGAAAAAAATATATTTTTATACATCTGAAAATGCATTATATTGTGATATCGGAGATAAAACAAAAATCAATACTAATGAAATAACTACTATGTTATTAGAAAATGTAAATTTCGAACTTTCAGATATAATTATTCCAGCAGAAATAATTAGGATTATAAATACAACACCGTATGAAAAAATAAATATTAAAGTAAATAAAGAACGTTTTATTGTTGTGTTTACAATTGATGATCCTGATTATATTTCACATTACGTTGTTGCTGGTAGAGAAAATTAAAAAATGAATAAAAATAAAGTTTTAATTTTAGGAGATGGATTTCTTGGATCTGAATTTATAAGGCATGGGTTTATATATTATACTTCTAGAAAACCTTATAAAAAAACATTAGCTTTTGATGCTAATGACAGATTTAATATTCAGCGTAATTTACAAACATTATATAATGAATTACATTTTGATACTATCGTTAATTGTATAGGATGTGCGAATACACGTTATTGTGAAGATCCTAAAAATTTTAATTATATAAAATGGATTAACGGGGAATTTGTTCACTATTTAGGAGATTGGTGTCATACACATAATATTAAATTAGTGCATATTAGTACCGGATGTCTTTATGATAATGTTGGCAGAGGAACAGTAAGAGAAACTGATTTTATTGCAGCACATTGTAATTATGTAGTAAGTAAATGGATCGGTGAATATGGTTGTAATATTGAAAAGGATTTAGTGATACGGCCTCGTTTATATTTTAGTGATATAATAAATCCATTAAATTTAATTTGTAAATTTCCGAAATTTAAAACAATTTTAAACGAATTTAATTCTGTTACATCTACCAGAACAATTGTAGAAGCAGTAACTGCATTATTAAAAAACAATCAAACCGGTATTTTTAATGTAGCTAATGATGGTGCATATACAATAAAACAATTATCAGAAGCCATAGGATATAAATGGAACAATGAACAAATTGTATCTCAAGAAGAACTACATAAATCACAAGGATTATATCTAGTTAATAATGTTATGGATTTATCAAAATTAAAACAATTTTATTCGCCTAGAGATGCGGTTGAAGAATTTAAATGGTGTAAACAAAATTTACATGAAGCAGAGTGATGGTATATATATTAAAGAAGGTGATAAAGAAATTTTTATATCAGCTTCCGATAATAAATTTCAAACAATAAAACAAAATTTATTAATTAATGATAAACAAACAATTATAAAACAATTGTTAAAACAATCATTAATTATTAATAGGTGGGAAAAGTATAAAAATTTAGATAAAATTGTTGATGAAATTTATAATATAATTATACTCTTTATTAAAACTGATAAAGATTTATCTAAATGTATTAATACATTAAAGCAAATAATTGAAAAGAAAAATATTTTAGATTTTAATAAATTATTAAAATATAAAAATTTGAATATATATCAACATTTAAGTAGTACAAATTTTTTTAAAAATAAAAATCTACTAGAAAAACTTTTTAAAATAAAAGAAACAATGATTGGTGAAGGGGAAATATTACTCACCCTTATTACTAATTGTAGAAAAGGAAAAATAGTAGATTTGTTTTTAAATGATGAATATAATAAAATATATAAACAGATTGAATTAAAAAGTAAAAATGGTAGAATAGGTAATGAACATTATGTTCGAAAATATATAGATAAATTAAAAAATAATAAAAATAATTTTGGTGTTATTAAAACAGATTCAGATAGTATTATTTTCAAAAAAATATTAAAATGTATACCTAAATTATCAATTGACGAACAAATAAAAATTTTATATAATATACGAACCGAAAAATGTTCTATATTAAAAGATTATTTTATTGAACAAATAAAAGCAGTTTTAGAAGAATTTAAAAGTATTCAATATGATAAATTAATGTTAGCAATTCAAATATATTCATATTGTAGTAATTTAAATGCAAATTATTTAATTTTATTAGATAATTTAGATGTTTTAATATTACATCCAAGTTGTTTATGGAATATATATGATCAACTTTTAGAATATAATATTAAAATAGGTTATAATATATCAGACAGAAAAGGTTTTTCAGTTACATATATCGCTAATAAATAATTACATGACCAATTTCACTAACCCTTATGAATCTCCGACTATAAAATCTGGTTATAATTTAATTAATTTTTTTAAAAAATTAATACCAGAATTTAAAAAAACAGCACCTGAGATATTAGTTGATAGTATTAATTTTAATATTAAATTTAAAAATATTGATGGTGAAATTGTGGTTTATGGTGATTTTGGAAAAGTAAATCAATTAGATATTGACGGATTTACTTATAGTGAATTAGACACTAGATTTGTTGGAAATGATAGAATTAAAAAAATATATAAATTAATTTTCAATGTTTTTAATAACGCTAGTAATGATATTAAACAAATTATTAAAAAATTAAAATTATTTAATGATAATTATATCCTAAATTGTAAATATATTAAAACTAATCATGGCCGTATAATTATATTAAATGACATATATAAAACATCTATAAAAAATAAAATAAGATTATTTGAAAAAATAAAAACAAAACAATCAGTATTAGATGAATTGATTCTTGATATACAACCATACGCACAGGATGTAAATATAACAATCACAACAAATTTAAAAACTAGTAAATTAAGTGAAAATATTGACACAACATTGTATGATGATTTATTGAATACTATCTATACAATTCAAATTAAACCAACTTTAGCAATATCAAAAACATTAAAAAATTGGTTAAGAGGTTGTAAAAATCCTAGAAATAAACATATTAAAATAAATGATATAAAAATTAATTTATTTGATAAAAAATTATATTTTAAAATTTTAAATAATATTCCGATTTCTGAAATATTAGAAAATAAATCGGTATTTAATAGTTATAAAAAAGATATTATCAATGCTTTTATATTACAATTAACCACACAATCATTAGGACAAAGAATTTTGGAATGTTTAAATCTCCCAAACAAAAATATTCAAAATGTATATGGTGTTGCATATAAAAATATTCAAATTATTGGTGATAATATGATTAAAAAATACAACTACTATAATGAAGATGAACAAGTAGTTAGTTATATTTCTAATCCACCATATATGACTAGTGATTGGGGAAAACATACGGTTACTAATGAATCCAAATCTTTCTCAGATTTATTAGAAGCATATGATTTGGAACAAGAACCACATTCTACCCTATATACATATTTTATTTTTAGACCTCGACTTTTCTTGAAAAATGATTTTGATTTTTTTAATAAATACTCAACATCATTTCATAATAATAAAGCACAAATATTAATACCCCATTCAAAACGTATTAAATTTGATTATATTAAAGAAACTATTAAATCATTCGGTATAGATGAAAATAATATAATAGAATGCACTAATGATGAAATAAATCCAATTGATAATATATATGCAAATGGTAATGATAAAGTTTTATTTATAATGATACCATCAGCTGCAAAATATTTTAAACCAGATAATAAAACTAGTAAAAAATTTATTTCTGTTAGTCAAATGAAACCATATAAAAAATGTAATTATTACTCTATACAACCAAATGAAAAATTAGATTTAATTGATTATAAAATCGAAACCCCTAAACAATTTTTTGAAAAATACGAAAAAGCTGATAGTAAACAACGTAATGAATTATTAATTGCTATGTATGGCAATACAAATTTAAAAACTATATTTGATCGTATATATTGATTTTTCGTTTGTTTAAAATAAAATAATTTATATGTTTACTAATTTGTACCCTAGCCTGGCTATTAATGTCACTAATAATAAGCCAGTTAATGAAACACCCAACGTATTACATTTTTTTGCTGATAGCTCAGGTTGTTCATTATATAGAATGCGCATGCCCGGACAATTAATGTTATATTCAGGCAAAGCTAATATTCAAAGCATAAATCGAATGATTGGTGATCCCCGATTTTACGAAGGCGTTGATGTAATAAGAATGCAGAGACAGGTTACACAACCACAATTAAAATTTGTAGAATTTTTAAAAGAAATTCAGAAAAAATATGGGTTTAGATTAATATATGAAATAGATGATATTCCTTTTTATGATGATATCCCAGAATATAATATGGCACGAAATGCATATAAAGATAAATCAGTGCAAGATAGTATATTAAAGATATTAAATTTAATGGATGAAATGACTGTTACTAATCCTTTTATGCAACAGTATTTCAAAAATAAAGGAATTAAAAATGTTACTGTTATTCCTAATTTTCCAGCAAAATTTTGGATGGGAAATATGTATAATCAAAATAAGCTTAATAAAAATTTTGATGACAATAAAAAGAAACCTAGAATTTTATATTGTGGATCTAAAGCACATTACAATATAGGTAACAATGCGGGTATAAAGGATGATTTATCAGATGTAGAAGATGCTATTATTAATACCATTAATGAATATCAATGGGTATTTTTAGGTGGATATCCTAAAAAATTAGAACCATATGTTGAACATAAAATGATCGAATTTCATCCATGGGTCCCATTGGTTAAATATCCTTATAAATTATATGAATTAAATATCCAAGCAGCCATCGCCCCGCTGGTTGATAATGTATTTAATAGAGCCAAAAGTGATTTAAAATGGTATGAAATGTGTGCCTATGGTATTCCTTGTGTCTGCCAGGATTTATGTACATATGAAAATGCTTGGTGGAAATTTGATTCTGGTGATAAAATGCTTAAACATTTAGATGATATTATTCATCATCCAGGGACTTATAAAAATCTCGGTATACAATTATTTAAAGAAGCGGAGAAAAGATGGTTAGACAACGATGAAAATATTGGATGTTATGAAGAATTATACAAATATCCATATGATTCACCTAATAGAAAATATATAAAAAAATATAATTAAAATGGAAATTAAAAAACTTATAGTTACTGGATGCAGAGGATTTATTGCAACTAATTTTTTAAATTTATTAGCCGAATCAAATCGATATGAATATTACGGTATTGATGCCTTATATAAAGGGGCTAATACATTTGAAACTAATGGAACGAAAAATTTAGCTAAAGAATATAATTTAGGTTTAACTAATGATCTTCTATATGATGAATTAGAAACTGATTTTGGTGATTTTAAAAATACATGTGTAGTGCATTTTGCTGCGTTCAGTCATGTTGACGACAGTATCATCAATCCGATAAAATTAGTTAGTATAAACATAAACGCAACTCACCGACTTGCGGAATTTTGTGCTAGAAAAAATATACCATTTATTTTGATAAGCACCGATGAAGTATTGGGAAGTATTACTGATGAACAAATGCCATTACGCGAAGAAGCTAAATTAAAGCCTAGAAATCCATATTCTTATAGTAAAGCAGCATGTGAATTATTAGTTCAATCATTATCAGAACAATATCCATCATGGAATTATAGAATTACACGCTGTGTTAATAATTTTGGATCATATCAAGATCCTACAAAATTAATTCCTGTATGTATTAATAAAATATTAAACAACGAACAGATTCCTATATATGGTAAAGGACTTCAAAAACGTTCATGGATTTATGTTGGTGTCCATAATCGGGTGGTATTAAATATTATCGAAAATATGGTAACTAATTATGATTCTTCTAATGATATATACCATATTGGGAGTAAATATGAATTTAGAAATGTTGAATTAGTTTCAAAAATTTGTTATATGATGAATGTTGATCCAGAACAATATATTCGATTTATTGACGACCCAAGAGGATTTGCACATGATTATAGATATTCATTATCATCCGATAAAATAGAAAGAAATTTTGGATCACTAGATTTTAATTTTGATAAAGAATTGAAGTCAACTATAGAATTTTATTCTAATAATAAAAATAAAAATATGTGGTATTAAAATGAATATGTCGTTAATTAACAAAATTAAAAATTTTTTTACTTTTCCTAAATTTGAAGAAAATAATATATTTAATTTACCCGAAACAAAATATAAAAAGCCAAAAGGAATTATATTAGCGGGTGGTGCTGGTACCAGATTATATCCATTAACAAAATGTGTTCCAAAATCATTAATACCGTTATATAATAAACCAACTATTTATTATCCTTTAAATACACTTAAAAAAATGGGATGTCGGGATATATTAATAATTTGTCAGTCCCAATATTTAGATTTATTTAAAAAATTATTAAATAATGGAGAACAATTTAATTTAAATATCGAATACGCGATTCAAGATATTCCAAACGGAATAGCAGAAGCATTTATAATAGGAGAAAATTTCATACGCAATGATAATGTTATTTTATGTTTAGGTGATAATGTATTTTTATTAGATGATGGAATACAACAAATAACAAAAATACAAGATAATGAATTTTGTAATATATGTGAAGTCAAAGTATCAGATGCATCCAAATATGGGGTATATGATCGTGAAGATAATATAATAATAGAAAAGCCTAAAACAAAAAAATACAAATACGCCATTCCTGGTATATATGCATTTGACAAATCAGTATGTGAAAAAGCTAAAAATATCAAACCTTCCGCAAGAGGTGAATTAGAAATAACATCGTTAATTGATTTATATAGACAAAAAAATAAATTAAATTGTAACACATTAAAAAATGCTATATGGGTAGATACGGGAACTCATAATGATTTATTAGAAGCTTGTAATTTAATAAAAAGTATTGAAGAGCGAATAGGAGAAGATGTTTGTGAAACGCTTTATAAGTAATTGGCTTAAGAAAAGATTATCACCTAAACCAAGATGTATGTATGCATGTTTGCATGGTGTATATATAGGTAAAATGTTTGTATATATTGATTCAATTGGAGATAATTTTAATTTTTTAATATTACCTGATATGGTAAATATTACTATGACTTTTGAAAATTTTAAAAGCGGTATAGAAAATAAAATTATTGATAAAGTTACTATTATAGATAAAAAATATTGGCAAGTTTGTTGTGAAAAATTTAAAAGAAATATTATTGACAAAAATAAAAAATAAAATAAAATAAATATATGGAAAAAAATATTATTCTATTTATAGACAAATTTGGACGTACATTAATCGGTGAATTAATTGCTGAAAATGTATGTAGTATTCAAGTTAAAAATCCTAGTGTGATTCATATTTCACAAAACGCACAAAATAAAAGGTTTGATTTTCAATTATTGCCTTTAATTTTGTTTGAAATTATTGATGTTGCTACTACTAAGGCATATGTCACAAGATTTGATAAAGAAGATATTAGTATTTTAACAACGGATGGTGAACATCGTGTTAAGGTTAATGAAGCATTTATTAAACAATATAATACTATTTTTGATGCACTAGCAAAAGGTCTTCAAACAGCCGAAAACAATCAAAACACCCAGCAACAGCCGAATATTTTAGAAGTTAAATAAATGAATGATATTATTGAATATACTGCTGTAATCGAAGTTAAAGATGTCGAAGGGGTTTTAAAAAAACATAATATTGATGAATCCCTTCAGCAAATCATATTATCTGATTTATCTTCAATAGCGGAAAAAACAATAGAAAATGTCAAAAGTAATATAACTGAAGAAAATTTAACTAATAAAGAAGAGAAAGAAGAAGAGAAAAATTCAGAACCTAAGGTTAAAAAAGATTATATTATTTTGGTGTCTGATCCCAATGAAAAAATTAAAGATGAATTTATTGGGTGGTGTTTCCAAATAGATGAAGATCAAAATCCCGGGGAATTAGTTGATAAAATAAAAGCAGCGGCTCGGGATTTCAATGATTCCAAAAAGGGTAGAAAAGTACCTGTAAATACTATAGGAGAAACAGTACAAAACGTACCTTCTAAATTCTTTAAAGAATATAAAATATATCCTAAACACAAAGAACCTGTATATATTTGCGCAACAAATAATAAATTAGTATAAATAATTTTATGAGTAAATATATTGAAAATGAAGTTCCTAACGTTTTTGTTGATGAAAAAATGTTAGTTTCGCCTTCTGGGATGCCTGTAAAACCAAGAATATTACAATATTCTTCTAATACATGGGAAAAGAAAGAAGGTAGATGGATAGATCCTAGTAGTGGTCAAGTTTTTTTCCAAGGTGCATTAGAATTTAAAGACTTGACAACAGGCAAAACATACAATAAAAATAATCCTTATAATTATTAATTATTAAACATCAGGGGCACCCCTGATGTTTTTTTTTTTTATTATTATTTTCATAAATAATTAATATGAATAATAAATACGATAAAACAGATATCGATATAATTTCCGAAGCATATGATGAATGTTGTATGGGCAAAAAATGCACATATAAATCAGAGGATTCAGAAGATAAAGATTTATTTTTACAATATGATGAAATTATTGATCGCATTGCAAATAAATGTTTATCATTAATCAAAAAGGAACTTGTAATATTAAACATACGCGATTCAGAAAAATTAGAAGATGCTATTTATGAAATCGGTAATCGCATCGGTGATCGTATAAAAGAATTTACTATGGATTTTAGTGATAATATACATTCTGATTATAAAACAGGTGATGATGAAATGTATGATTATTATATGAATGAAGACGAAGAAACAGAAGTTGAAGAAAATGCTTCTGAAAATGAAGATATAGAGGAGGATTCTTCGGATGACGATATGAACGATATCCCAGAAGACGAAGAAGGTCCTCGTTATGGCAGAAAATCATTTTTAGATGATAGTATCCAACGTATTTATGATGCTAAAACCTTTGATGAAGCTGCTGCATTTTTCCGAGATCTCACTAAAACAGCAAATATTTATCCCGGAATTAAAAGAAAAATTTTAAATGAAATTGATAATTTAGAAAGAAGAGGAAAAAATTTAACAAGACTACAAACATACGCAACAGATAGTATGTTTAAATGGAAAAATATGGGTCTTAAATAAATTTAAAAAATAAAAAAAAAAGATATCTAATTTAGATATCTTTTTTTTTAACTCTTTTTTAAAATATATGAATGAATATATTTTTTATTGATGAAGACCCAATTAAAGCAGCGCAATCTCTATGTGATAAGCATATTGTAAGATTAATTACGGAAGCAGGTATTCTTCTTTGTGGTGTCCATCATCGTTTGAAATTTAAATATCCAAATGTTAGACCACCATATTTAACAGGGCCAATAATTAATGGTGAATTAGTATCTTGGTTATATAAATCATTATCAAATTATAATTGGTGTATTAATTATGCAATGGAAATAGGTAAAGAATATACTAAAAGATACGGAAAAATTCATGCAGCACAAAAGGTTATTGAATGGTGTAAAGATAATCAACCAGATATACCAGATATAGGATTAACAAAAATGCCACAAATTATGCCAGATCAATACAAACAAGAAAATACAATACAAGCTTATCGAGATTATTGTATTGCAGAAAAAACTAGATTTGCTAAATGGAAAGTAGGTAGTAAACCTGATTGGTGGTGCTAATTTTTATTTTATTTTCAATTGAATTTAACGTAGAAAATAATATAATAATATTAGCGATGAATATTATAAAATCTAGCGTTGCATTAGAATTTATAACACCAAATGCCTTACAATTAATCGAAAAAGCGGGTAGAACATGTTATAAATCAGAAAATAAAATAACAAAAGATAGTTCTGAAAATTTCTGTAAAATGATACAGACCCGCAACCACATGTCTGTATTAGAACATGCTTCCGCAACGTTTAGAATTATATGTGATAGGGGAGTTAGTCATGAAATCGTTAGACATAGAATTGCAGCATATTCTATGGAAAGCACAAGATATTGTAATTATGGATCAGATAAAAAAGGAATGCAATTTATTTTACCATCATGGGCTAATTCTTCATTGATCGGTGAATATAATTATAATACACCTTTACCATATGCATCAAATACACCAGAAAATATATTTTTAACGTCATGCATCAACGCAGAAATTTTATATAATCAACTTTTGAAATCAGGTCAAACACCACAACAAGCTAGAGCTATTTTACCACATTCTTTAAAGACAGAATTAGTTATGACAGCCAATTTTAGAGAATGGTTGCATTTTCTCGAATTAAGAACGTCTCCGCAAGCACATCCAGATATGAAAATTATTGCAAATATGATTAAAGATGTTTTAATGAAAGAATACCCTATAATTTTTGGAGAAAAATAAAATGATTAAATTAGATACAACAAATTTTAATGAAACTATAAAATCAGAAACACCGGTATTAATTAAATTCGGTGCTATATGGTGTGGGCCGTGCAGAGCATTATCTCAAACATTAAAAGGAATAGAAACATCAAAAACTCCTATATATGAAGTAGATGTAGATAATAATCCCGATATTGCAAAACAATATAAAATTTCTAGTATACCGGTATTGGCATTATTTAAAAACGGGGAAATGATTAAAACCCATTCAGGAATGATGTCTAAAGATGATATACTTAAATTTATGGCATAAATTTTAAAATAAATAAGTATTTTTAAATTTAACATTAACAATATTTTAAAATTTGACAAATACATAATTTAATAATATTCAATCTTTTAAATTTATTTATTTTGAAATTGATATTTTAAATTTTACCTTTAAATATTTTTTTATATGAGTATCAAAACAATGTCTGATTACGTATTTTATGCAAAATACGCAAAATATAATCAAGAAAAAGGCAGAAGAGAGACTTGGTCAGAAACTGTTAATAGAGTTTTTGATATGCACCAAACTTTTCTAAAAAATTTCTTAAAAACAAATAATATACCAGATGAATTACAAGAGTATTTGGATTTAGCAAAATTATTTGTAAAACAAAAACGCGTTCTCGGATCGCAACGAGCTTTACAATTTGGTGGAGAACCGATATTAAAAAAGAATGCTAAAATTTATAATTGCTCAGCAACGTATGTTGATCGTGTGAGAGCTTTTCAAGAAATTTTATATTTATTGTTATGTGGTTGTGGTGTTGGTGCTTCTGTTCAAAAACATCACATAGCAAAATTACCAAATATCACCAAACATACTAAAGGAAAATGTCGTTGGGTAATTGATGATTCGATTGAAGGATGGGCAGATGCATTAGGAGTATTAATGCAGTCATATTTTGAAGATGGTCAGACAGGAGATTTTGATGAATCTATAATTGGAAAAGATATTGAATTTGATTATTCACGTATTAGACCAGCTGGTGCAATGATAAGTGGGGGATTTTTGGCTCCGGGCCCTGATGGACTGCATCAATCATTAGATAAAATTAAACTTGTAATAGAAAATAGATTATCTAATAATGAAAATAGATTACATCCAATAGATGTGTATGATATTCTTATGCATTCCGCGGATGCAGTTTTAAGTGGTGGTGTTCGTAGGTCAGCTTCTATTATTATCTTTTCTAAAGATGATGAAGAAATGTTAAAAGCAAAAACTGGTAATTGGTTTGAAAAAAATCCACAACGAGGCAGATCAAATAATTCGGTTCTCATTAAAAGAGATGAATGTACTGAAGAAGAATTTTTCAATATCATTAAAAATATTAAAGAATTTGGTGAACCCGGATTTGTATTTGCTGATGATTATGAAACAATGGTAAATCCATGTTGTTTAACTGGTGATTCAAATATATCCACTGATAAAGGTGATATCAAAATGGTTGATCTAGTAAAACGCATTAATAATGGTGAAAAGATAAAAGCTTTAAGTTACGATGAGATTAATAACAAATTATCATATGAAGATATTACGTTCGCAAATAAAACTCGAAAAAATGCTCAGATAATTGAATTAACATATATCGATGAAAATAATAACGAAAAATCTTTAAAATGTACACCTGACCATAAAATTTTTACTAAAAATAGGGGATATATTGAAGCAAAAGATTTAACTGAAGACGATATAATTTTAATGAAGTAAATTTATGTTTGATTAAATGATATTTCTAATAAATATTTATATGGATTACATTAAAGAAATATCATTAATCAAACATATAGAAAAATTAACTAATCGCAAATTTCGTAAAGATAATTTATGTGCTAAAATTATTACAAACGATAATATTAAAAAAATTATTAATATGTATACAAAAAATATTAATGACATTAATGATTGTAATTGGTTAATTGATTATTTTAATACATGCAATTCTAGTATTTGTGAAAGTTATTGGGTATTGCGTAAAAATAAAACAATATCAGAATCAAAAAAAATGATATTGCCGATTTTACAAAAATTTGTAAAATCGCCTTATACATATATATCTAGATCAGATACCGCAAAATCATTTGTAAAACAAAATAAATCTCGAGGATATGCTGGTTGGGTATATATTATGAATTATAAATTTTATTGTAGATCAAAAGGTGAATTTATAATGTTGCATTATTTAATTAATAAATATGGTGTTGGCAACATAAAAATGGAATGTCAAAATTATATTATAAATAATATTTCATATAAACCAGATTTTTTTATTTTTCAAAACAATAAATTAATAGAAATAATTGAAATTAAATATTCAAAAACCGAATGCGATCAATATATACAAAATTTTAAACCAATGTTTGATAAATTAGGTATAAAATATAATGCTTATTATAATGTTAAACCATATTATACTGATAATATATTAAATAAATTAAAATTATGGATACAACAATCATCTATAAAATCAAATAGTGGGTCAAATAATCCAATGTGGGGTAAAAAACAAACTAATTATACTAAAAATATAATAAGAGAAAAATGCATACAACGAAATAAAAACCCCGAATATAGAAAAAAATTATCACAAGCACAACTAACGCATAATTTACCTAAATATAAAAATATAATCATATTTTTAAAACAAAATAAATTATTAAATAATGATGTAAAAAGCATCAAAGAATTAAAATATAATATATATAATTTTAATCACAAACAACCGATACCAGCTACTAAAAGACAAAAAATATATTATTTTTTAAATAAAGTATGCGGCAATATACAGGATATTTTTAAATATGAAGCAATGTAAAATAAAATCAATAAAATTTATAAACACAAAAGAAGATGTTTATGATATCACAGTGGAAAAAAATCATAACTTCTTTGCAAACAGCATTTGCGTCCACAACTGCGAAATTTCATTTAATTGTCATGATGAAATTACCGGTGAATCTGGTATATCTTTCTGTAATCTTTGTGAAATCAATATGAAAAAAGCAAAGACTGAAGAAGACTTTTTTGCGGCCTGTAAGGCTGCAGCCGTTATAGGAACAATTCAAGCAGCTTATACTACATTTGATTATTTAACAGAAGCAACTACAAATATAGTAAGAAAAGAAGCTTTATTGGGTGTATCTATGACGGGTATGATGGATAGCCCTGATATTGCTTTCAATCCCGAAATTCTTAGAAAAGGTGCTAAAATTGTTAAAAAAGTTAATAGGCATATCGCTAAATTAATTTCCATAAATCCTTCAGCTAGGACATGTTGCACCAAGCCTAGCGGCACGGCATCTTTAATTTTGGGTACAAGTTCGGGTATTCATCCGCATCACGCGAAAAGATATCTTAGAAGAATACAAGCAAATATTCATGAATTTCCTCTTAAAAAGTTCCAAGAAACAAACCCAAGAGCGGTAGAGACATCTGTTTGGTCGAACACCGGTACAGATAAAGTAATTGCATTTCCTTGCGAAATTCCAGCTGGTTCAATTACTAAAAATCAACTCGGTGCTATTGAACTTTTAGAAAAAGTTAAAATTGTCCAACAAAATTGGGTAGAATATGGAACGACAGAAGAATTATCCATTAAACCATATCTCAGACATAATGTATCCAATACAATATCAGTAAAACCAGAAGAATGGGATGATGTCGCTAAATACCTTTATAAAAATAGAAAATATTTTACTGGTGTTTCCCTTCTTTCTGTTTTCGGTGATAAAGATTTACCACAGACACCGTTAACTACTATATATACAGCAGATGAAATTGCAAAACAATATGGGAATGCATCGATGTTTGCATCTGGATTAATTGTACATGCTCATAAAGCATTTGATGAAAATCTATGGCGCGGTTGTAACTGTGCAGTTGGTTTAGAAACAATTGATGAAAATAATGAATGTCAAAAAACATGGATTGAACGCATAAAAAAGTTTGCAGATAGATATTTTGATGGTGATATTAGACGTGTAACATATCTACTTAAAGATGTTGACAATCTTAAACTTTGGTGTGATATAAATAGAGAAAATAAAGATATTGATTGGTCACAAGTTTCTGAACCAAATCCATACAACATCGCTATAGATACAACAGGTGCGATTGCATGCGCAGGTGGTAAATGTGAAATAATTTAAGTTTCAGATAATGAAACAATTTGTCAAATATGCGTTACGATGGCAATTGTCATCGTTAATATTAGCGCCTTGTATTTATTATTTACCAAATAATGCAATAGCATCAGCAGTAATAGCAAATCTAATTGGTGCTGCTATTTTCTTCTGGATAGATAAATTTTTAATTTTCCATTCAAAGTAAAGGGGTTCCCTTTACTTTTTTAATTCTTTTAATAAATCTCAAAATAAATAAATATTTGTATCTAATGGCAGATTTAAATAATAAACAATCAGATGAAGAAATAATATATAAAGCGTATAATGATGCAAAACAAAATTATACTCTAAAAAATTTAATAGCGGATACTATTGAGTTAATAAAATATTATATACCAAATTATAATAAAATTCCTGCCAAATGGATTTTCGATATAAATGATAATAATCGTAGATTAAGATTTAAAATTAAATTCTCCGACGATGATTTAATACCAGAATATGATAAAGAATATGAAAATTACCCCATTAACAAAACAAGAGCATTTAGACAAATATATGATATATTGAATTATACAAGAGGGGAAGACAATGAAAATATATATAATACGAATTTAATAGGAAATAGTAATTTAGAAACTACAATGTTAGGTTAGAAAAAAACACCGTTAAACGGTGTTTTTTTATTTTTTATAAATCATCAGTTATTGGATGTTTTGTACACAAATTAATATCTGGTTTCCATTCATCAGATTCTATATATAAAACTTCTGAAGAATACACATCACCTATTGTTACTCTGCGTTTTAACCCCCCAGCAATAGGAACAAACATAATAATATCATATCCACCACCCAATTTACGATTGGTCATGTCTAACATTACATCTTTAATTAATAATTTAATTTTGCCATCATACCCACGTTCATATAAATTAAAATGTAATTTATTCTGCCACATTAAATTCATAATATTATGGATTTCATATTTATTATAAGTTAATATATCCTTTTCCACTAAATCCCTTGTATTATAAAAAAGTTTTGCTTCTCTATGCTGACGGTCGTGATCACTATCATCATATTCTCCTTCATATGGTTTTGGTTTATCATCTTTTTTTGATAAATTTAATATGGATTTATCATTATCTACATAAATTTGTTTATATAATTTATACATATCAAAAAGAGCTTTTGCTGATGGGAATCCAAATTTTTTAGCAATGGGGCCGTATCTTTGCTCTAAATGTTCTTTAGTAAAATAATCTTCAAATTGTGCATATTCTGATGCCCATTTTATTGCATCTTCGTTTAAATCTTCCAATAATAATAAATTATTAATTTGTTGATATGCTTCTAAAATTATGTCAACATCTGTATCCATAAGTATAAATATTTATACAAAATAATGCCTAGTATATCTAAAAAACAACAACGATTTTTTGGGATGATTCACGGCGCCAATAAAAAAGGTAAAAAATTAAAAGGTGCTGCGGGAAAAGCTCAACGTTCAATGTCTAAAAAACAAGTAAAAGATTTTACAGTCTTAAAAGATAATTTAGATTTTTTAAAAGTTTATAATTATATTATTTCTAAAAAATGAATAATGATATAATTCCAAATCCAACTGATAATTTAGCATTCTACCCTGGTAGGGTAGGGTGTGGATTAACCATGATTGATAATCCACAGTATATTGGAAATACTGATTGTAATTTTAATTTTAATAATGACGGCTTATCATCAAATGATAATGCATTAGTTGAATCAGAATATAACGATATGATAAATAACTACGGTATAGTAGTTGATTATTTCGTTCATAATTATGATAAAGACGGATCAGCTGATAATATGACCGGTACTGATTTAACTAAAAAATATAATTATCCAGTTCAATTAAAAATGTATATTAAATACAATCCGGGTGCAGTTTCTTTAGCGAAATTCGGATATGTTAGTGCTGATGAAGTAGAAGCTATAATTCTTATAAAGACATATACAGAAACAATGTCTGGGTTAAAAGCTTATACTGAATACGGTCAACCTTGTGCACCAAAAGCTGGTGATATTATTAAATTAACAAATTTCGGTAAAACCCGTCCAATTGGGATGGATGGTAAAATGTTTATATGCACCGAAAGGCTTGATGAAGATTCTGAAATAAATCCATTAGGTGGCCATTATATTTGGAGAATGAAATTCAAAAGATTCCAATACGATTATGAAGGTGTTGAAGATAGTCCTGATGGTTCTAAAAACGTATTGGCTGAAAAAAGGAATGATCAGGCATCAGATGATAGTATATTTGGTAGATTATTAAGTGGAGAAAATTTTGCAACTGAAAACGGTGTGGATAAAGCAGATACACTACAAGAATTAAGTTCACAAAAAATTTATCCTTATGATATAGAAGAAGAATCTAATACATTATTCCCATTCCTATCAGGAATAAATAATACATCACCATATGGATATTAAAATTTATGATTGATTTTTTAAAAGTATATAATTATATAGTTATTAATGAAGGTTATAAAGAAGTAAAAAGCCGCATAACGCCTATTCTTACTTCCAAAATTCCTAATTTTGATCCCGACTTGGTTAAAATGGTTTTTAGCAAACATCAAAAGAATAAAGATCGTTTACCAGAAGAATTTAGAAATATTGATACTTATTTTTCTAAAAAATTTGATAATGATATAGTTAGTAGATATAATGATTTAGTAAATGAATTAGATAAAATTCCCGATGTTCAAATTACTAAAGGAGAGATTAAAAGAGAGTTATATAATAACCTCAAACTTGCTGAAAATGATGAATATATCTTATTTAAAGTTCCCACACATGAAGATGCTGTAAAATTGGTAAGGCCTGGTAAAAATGTTCCTGAAGGATGTAATTGGCCATCTATATTGCCTGTATCTTGGTGTATTACAGTAGACACAGAACAAGGGAAATACATGTGGGAAAATTATACTTTAACTGATGATGAGGAAGTAATACCATATAAAATCGATGATAAAGGAGTTCATTTCAAAGTATCCGATGCCTTAAGTTATTTCTATTTTGCTTTCAGGAAACACCCATTATTGGATCAAGAAATAGAAAGCTTTAATATGCAAGGGGAACCAGTGATATACAAAGTTAATCCAAAAGACTTTTTGGCTATTCAAGTATATGCAGACGGTCATTTTGAAACAACACAAAGTCCTAATGATACTGATCAAACTCCGCATATAGAAGGTTGGCCTGATACTGTTCCATCAGAATGGAAAAAATATTGTAAATTTACAAATATACCAAGAGAATATTTTGTTGAATATTCTGATCTTACTTATGATGAATGGTTTAGAACTTTTCTCAAATTTCCTGATATTCTTAAAAGAAGGGATATGTTGATAGATGTAACACCATATGGATGGTTAAAAATTGTATCACGATATCCCGAATTTGCTGATCGTAATACTAATTGGGAAATATATGATCCATATGATTGGACATTCCTTCTAATGGATCATCCAGAATTTGCTGGAAAAGCAAATGAATATAAAATATGGAATAAATTCGAAGACAGACATTGGATCGAAGTGTTAAAAAAACAACCACAATTTGCTAAGTATCTAGATACTATACATGAAGAACATTTATCACAAAAGGAATGGAAACACATTTTAGAAGAACACCCATTTGTGTTGAAACATGCTTTAAGAACAGCACCTGGGCAGGCAGCCGCTGTATGGGTAGATCCTTCAAATTTTTCTAAATGCAATAAGGCTGATAAGTTTAGTAGTTTAGAATGGGTTCGCATCATATCAGCTCATCCCGAGATGATATCGAAATGTCCTATTTTAGATCAATTTAGTAATGAATATTGGAGTCAGTTAACATATAAACACCCACAATTAAAAGATATAGCAAAACAATACGGTGCGGAAAAATACGGTTGGTAAAAAACATTTTTTGTTGAATATATCTTAAGTTTCGTGTAAAATATACATTTATTACAATAAACACGAAATGAAAAATGTATTAATTAAAATTACATCGAGCATTATTTTATCGCTCACATTATTAATCACAGGTTGCGGGCAACCGAAACCTTCCCTCAATGTATATACTTGGTCTGATTATGTTGATATTTCACTCATCCAGGAGTTTGAAAAGGCAAATAATTGTAAAGTAGTCATTGATACATTTGATTCTAATGAATCTATGTATTCTAAAATTAAAGCAGGGGCTGTTGGTTATGATATAATTATTCCTACTAGTTATATGGCTAAGCTCATGTATGAACAAAAGCTCATTGAAAAGCTTGATTTGGAAAAAATTCCCAATTCTAAATTCATCGATAAAAGGTATCTCAATAATCTCGCGTTTGATAAAAAAATGGAATATAGTATTCCATATATGCTTGGATATACATGCATTGCCTATAATAAAGAAAAACTTGGCAAACTTGATAACTCATGGGATGTATTTTCAAGAGAAGATTTAAAAGGCCGAATGACGATGCTTGATGATTATAGAGAAACCCTTGGTGCTGGATTGTTTTTCATTAGTGCTAAAATAAACTCAATCAACCCAACTGAAATTGAAAAAGCTAAAAATCAGGTGCTTAAATGGAAAAAGAATCTTGCGAAGTTTGATAATGAAGTATATAAGAATGGTATAACTTCTGGTGAATTTGTTATTGTTCAAGGTTATAGTGGTGATTTGTTACAGGTTATGGAAGAATCTAAAAACATTGAATGTATGATTCCAAAGGAAGGTGTATCCATAAGTTGCGATGATATTGTTATTCCAGTATCGGCACCTAATAAAGAATTAGCTTATAAATTTATAAATTTTATTATCGAGCCACATAATGCAGCAAAAAATATGGCATATACTCAGTTCTTCCCTCCTGTTCCAGAAGCCAAACAATATGCTGAAGGAGTAGATGTTAATAGAATATTTCCTGAGGTGTTATATGAAACAGGACAAATTATACAAGATTTAGGGAATAATAATATTCTATATCAAGATGCATGGAATAAAGTAAAATCTTCAAAATAAATCAAAAATATTTTAAACAAAAAGGTTACGATATATCGTAACCTTTTTTAATAAATAAATAATTATATGTCAGACTTTTGTGAACTACACACTCCTGAATTTTTTTGTTCAACTAATCTTAATTCCAAGATAGACTCATATAATAGATTAGCTAAACGCATTTTATGGCAGCTAGGGGTCCCCTCTATTAATGTTGAAATTGCGAGAGATGCTTTGTATGAAAACATAAGTATTGCAGCAGATTTCTTTACTACTTATGCAGGGCAAACCGATGAATATCTTGTATTCAGTTCTGAGCTTTATAAGAATAAACACGGTTTAAGACTTGATCATCTATTCTCAGTAAGAGATTCTTTAACAGGTAACAATAATACTAGCACAACATTTAACACTAATATTGAAACCCCTGAATATGTCTATGTATGTAATTCTGACGTAGCTTCAAGTTATACTACTGATATATCATCTTTATCTGGAATATACCCAAATGGCATCAAAGAAGGAGAAATTATATCACTTAGTGCTTATGGCATATTAACAGATCCAACTCAACACGGAGTTGAAGAATTAAGTGCTAATTTCACTCAATCAAATAAACCAAACTTTTCTATAAAAGGAGAAAGTACAGATCCTGTTAATCAATATAGTAATGCTTTTGATTATGATATAATGGATTATAGGAAAGTGAATAGCATAGTGGGCTTAGAGATGGGTGAAAGCACTGGGATCAATACTCTATTTACAATCGAACAGACACTCGCACAACAGACATATTTTTCATATGCGATGGGGAATTATGGCTTCGACCTCATTAGTTGGTATGTTCTTAAAAATTGGCTAGACACCCGTGAAAAATTACTTTCAATCAACCCCACCTACTCATTTAATAATAGAACTCAAATGCTTACTCTTTTTCCTGAACCGAGTAACTCTAGGTATTGGGCAGTATTGCATTGCTTAGTGGAAAGACCTCTTAGAGATATACTTAAATCTCAATGGGTACAAAAATATAGCCTAGCTTTAACTAAAATAACAATTGCGAACATAAGAGGTAAATTTAATAACCTATCATTATTCGGTGGCGGTGCTTTGAATTACTCTGATCTTTATAACAGTGGGACGAAGGAAAAAGAAGAATTAGAAAAAGATTTATTAGAAGGTTCAACACCTGGGTTAGGAGATTCAAGACCCCCCATGTTCTTCATAGGATAATTTTTATTTTGTTATTCAAATTATATAAAATATCAAAATTCATGTTTAACTTTTATTGAATATTGAATAAGTGCATTACCCATCATTTGTAAAACTTCGTGATATACTGGATACGCTTCTTTATAATATCCATGTTCTCTTCTTTCATCCGCAAATTTAAGTTTATTTTTTACAACATATTTATCATTTATACTAAATTCATTATCTGGAAGTTTCATAAATTTATCATAAAATATTGCTATGTCTTGACTTAATTCGAAACACAGTTGTTTTAATCGTTTATCATATATATGATAAATATCAATACATGAAAATCCATCGATTAATGTCTGTCTGTTTTGTATTTTAACCATAATTATATTTAAATATTTAAGATAAATATTTTAAATTAACAACATGTTAGATTTTGAAAAAGTATATAATTATATAATTATTTCTGAAGGTTATAAAGAAGTAAAAAACAGAATTATACCGTTATTGCCCTCCATATCCCCAAAAGATATTAGTGATACATTAAATAAGCATCGTAAAGAAAAAGATAGGATTCCGGAGGAATATAGAAATATTGATGCATACTTTTCCAAAAAATTTGACAAAGATATAGTTAACAGATTTAATAAGTTAAGAACTGAAATAAACAGTATTCCTACTATTACTAAAAATGAAGCTAAGAAAAACTTATACAATTCTCTTAAGCTTACCGAGAATGATGAATATATCTTATTTAAAGTTCCCACACATGAGGATGCTGTAAAGTTAGTCCGACCTGGAAAAGCTGTCCCTGCGGGTTGTGATTGGCCCCCCGAAATACCCGTTACTTGGTGCATTGCTGCTGATACAAAAGAATCTAAATTGACATGGTATAATTATATCGATCAAAATAACTTTAAATTCGCCAAAGCTGATTCAAAAGGAGTATATATATTACCAAATTGTAACGAAAGCAATAACTTTTATTTCGCATTTAGAAAACATCCTATAAATGATAAAATTGGTTCTAGGAATAATTTCTTAGCCATCCAGGCTTATGCAACCGGCAAATTTGCATATACATATAGTCCCAATGTGTATCCATCAATCGCCGGATGGCCTATCTCAGTCCCCACTACCTGGCAAACTTATTGTAAAGCGCCTGATATCAATGAAACTAAATTTGTTAATTACAATGATATAACACCAGTTGACTGGAAAAATATATTATCAGAACATCCCCAATTAGCAAAATATTGCAACAAATGGGATGAAATTGATTTAGATGGTTGGGTTTATTTGCTACGAACACAACCACATCTAATCCAATTTTTTAATAAACGTGATAATCTAGATGTTTACCAATGGTATAATATAATAAGGGATCAGCCTCAATTAATAAAGTATTGTGATAAAATAGATAAATTTGGGCCTGAGGAATGGGTTGGATTGTTGGAAGTTAGGCCTGAGTTAGCAGATAAGTGTGATAAATGGGATAAATTTTTACCTAGTTATTGGTATGAATTATTAATCAATCAACCTCAATTTGCTAAATACTGTAATACATGGAATAAGTTTGATGGAAGAGAATGGGGTGTTTTATTATCACACATGCCTCAGTTCGCTCCTTATTGTGACAAACATGGTGGATGGGAAAAGATTAATGAACGGAACGAATGGGGTAATTTATTAGCAAACCAACCTCAATTCGCAGATAAATGTAGTGAATTTGATGGATGGAAACAATTTGATGGATGGACTTGGGTATATATAATATCAAAATATCCAAAAATATTTAAATACTGTGATGAGTATGAAGGTTGGAGAAAATTAGATGAATTTGATTGGTGTAAACTATTAAAAAAATATCCTCAATTTGCTAATAAATGCACTCAATACAATGGATGGAAAAAATTCTCCATGTATGAATGGAAAGAGATACTGGAAAAACATCCACGGTTTAACGATATATTTCAAGAATATAAATATAAAGTCAATAAATAAAATTTGAACCTAAATAATTGTATGGCAGACGTAACAAGTACAATTCAAAAATTTTATGAAGTAGCACAAAAGAGGGATTTCTCAAGGGATTGCTTTTTCCGTGTTTTATCTATTTCATTTGGAGATGGTTCCAAAGTGAAATTCGATGAAGATGATTTAGTGTATGCTAAAGGAGGCAAAGTCCCTGGTAGAAACATAACCAATCAACAAGTTCCATTCATGGGAATGAATTTCAATGTTTCAGGGACGGTTCAATATCCAGGATCTGAAAATTATACATTACAATTCTATTGTGATGAAAAATCAATTATCCATGATAAATTAGAAGCTGCTTCCCGTGAAGTATTTGATGATGAAACTTCCACTGGTAACTATCATATTGCTAAAGCTTCCGCAGTGATGGACTTAGTACAATTAGATCCGGATTTAAATATTGTAAAGCATTATCAATTGATTGGTCTTGCAGTGCGTAATGTGGGTGATATAACTTATACTTATGATGGTAACGGAAAGCCAGTGCAATTCGATGCTTCTTTCTCATATCATTTTTATAAAATAATTAAATAAAATATAAATGCCTAATCCTGTTTCATTTTCTAAGCTTTCCAGGACTCAAAAAACTCTCATGGAGGCTTACACTTCTAATAATCTTTTAAAGAAAGTAAGGCTTAAGATTGATCCCATCAATCGAAGTAATGTTGATCTTGCTAAGTTTAATGGCTATGAAGGTTATATACTAAGTGAAGATATTGATAACAAGACAATTGATGTAATGGTTATAGGGGATTTAGAAGAGCCAATCATAAAAAATCTGCCATATGATTGCGTAGATAATGAATCTATTATAGAACCTCTTACCAAGTTTAAAATTGCAACCAAGGCTTATTTAAAACATAAATTAGACATTGAAGAGGATAATGAAATATATGATAAGGTTGATGCTTCAAATTCTCATAAAGATATAGAAAATAATTTAAAAGAATATGGTTTAAATAAAGAAGCTATCAATGAAATATACAAATTATATGTATTAACTAATGAGCCTATTATTTAAATAAATTAAATTTCGAAATAATTAATATGAATAATAAATACGATAAAACTGATATTGATATAATAACAGAAGCATATGATAATATGGAAATGGCTGGCATTGATAGTACTATTATGATAGCCGTTGGAAATAAAGAGGATTATATGCCATTTATTAAATTATTGAAAAGATTTACTGATAGTAAAATATTAGGTGTTACTAAAGAAGGTAGCCCTATTATTTACATATCAGATGCAAATCCTAATCAATGCGTAAGGATTTTTAGAAAAGGTATTCCTAATTTCGAAGAATTGAATTTCGCAGATCATAAATGTTGTATATCTATATTTGACGAATACAATTTCCATATATCACTTGTATCCATTATACCACCACGTTAATATAATAAATTTATAAAAATAAAAAAGAGTTACACAACCGTGTAACTCTTTTTTATTATTTCTTAAAATATATTAAGTGTTTTGTTCTATGATATCACGAATTTCGTTTTCGTTATCAATAATCATAGATATAAATTTCATTTTATCTTCTTCTGATACATCCAAATCATTTATTTTTTTCAAAAACTGTTTCATGCGGCTATCATCTGTTTTTTCTTTCATTTCTGATACATTATCCGATGAATGAAAAAGTTTAATTAAATAAGGAATACCAACACTCATTATAACGGGAACAAGTGAAATAGCAATTTGCATCCAAATATTACCAGTGAGATTCTTGGTTGCGGTGGTCATGCTTTCTTTAGCCCCTTTACCAATATCTTTAGTCGCCTCGTACGTACCAGCCGCTAAACCAATTTTTACAGCATGTTTAGCAAGAAATCTACTAACCCATAAAGCAGTGCGCCAAGCCCACATTCCAGCAACCCCGACGGCAGGCCAAAATTCATACAAAAGTTGTTGTTTAGAATATGCTTCTAAAATGAGTTCATTATCTGATTTCATATAATTATTTATTGTGGTTGAGATATTTAATTATTTTAACTCTCTTATATAATTCATGCGAAATATGAATAAACGTATAATGAATATAGAAACAGAGCTAAGTATGCATAATAATATATTAGGGCTCACACTAACTCTAAATTCGTCTTATGATTACTACCAGTTAATTTCATTTTTATCCGAGCCTATTGAAAAAAATTATGATAATTGGTTTAAAATATGGCCAAAGAAAATATTTGTTTATAAAGATAACGAAGATATTAAAGGGGTTGATACAAAAACATATGATGATATATTTTCAATTAAAAATGATGATTTTGAATTTTTAAAAATTGACTCTAAACCAAAATTTCGCGTAATATTAAATTCATACATTGATGAATATAATAAATTCAAAAATCTTATTAACATTTAACTTTTATTTAAAAATCATCAATAATTAAAAAATGAAACAAATAACTATATCAGAACTAACTAAAATATTACCTATATTTGATTACTGTAAAAAATCAGTACAACTTATTGGTACCTATGGTATTGGTAAATCAATGTGCATAAGGGAATATGCTGAAACAAAAGCAAAAAATGAAAATAGAATATTCATTGATTGGAATACCATATCTAATGACGAAAAGAAAGAATGTATAGCGAATGCTGAAAAATATTGTGTATTTATTGATTTTAGATTAGCACAGTGTGATCCATCGGATTTGAAAGGTATACCCAAACTTAATAATGATCAAGATTATCTAATAACTACACCATTTTCATGGGCAATATATATCACACAGAAAAATGCTTCTGGTGTATTATTTTTCGATGAAACAAATCTATGTACACCACTAGTTTCAGCTTCTTGTTATCAAGTCATTAATGATCGTGTCATATCTGATAGAGCAATTGCTGATAAAGTATTTATTGTAGCTGCTGGCAATACGGTCAAAGATAATCCTGATGTTTTTGAACAACCAGCGCCTCTTAAAGATAGATATATTGAATATGAATTAACATTCAATACCGATGATTGGCTCTCATGGGCTGCAGGCAAAATATTGCCATTAATATATTCATTTTGTTCATGGAAAAAATCTATTATACTTCAACACAATGAAGGAAAGGACAAGGATGTAACACCAAGAGGTATCGTACGGACATCTGATTGTTTAAAATATATGTTGGATTCTAAAATAATATCAAAACTGGATGAAAGACTAGCAGATATTGTTATTAGTGGATCCGTAGGTATTGGATGGTCTGTTCAATTCAGAGCATTTATCAAAAACTTTAATGAACTTAATTGGAATAAATTATTCCAAAATCCTGAAAGTGTTAATGAATTAAATATTGATAAAAAATATGCAGTAATTGGCGGTATCATCGAAAAAATATTTGAACTAAGTACCAAAATGGAAAAAGATCATAAAATAACTCAATTCGTAAAAGATACCCCAGAAGCCAAAACCTTTTATAAGTATTGTAAATTACTTTTATCATTTGATACAGAATTATTTGTGCTTGGTAAACTCCAGATCCAAAATAATAAAACGGCCAATAGTTTATTCTCAACAAATATAATGTATAATCCTATATACAATGATTTAAGAGAAATGTTTATAACAAAGCATAATACAAAATTGGATTAAATATGGAAATCACGCTAAAAGAAAGATTGGAAAAAATCCGTATTCGATTAATGCGACATAAACCATTTTTTGGATATGTTATACCCAAATTAACTTTTACAGAAGATCCTGATTGTCCAACGGCTGCTATTGATGCGCGCGGCAATGTGTTTTATTCCGAAGATTTCTTAAACAAATATAATGATGGGATAATCGAAGGAATAATATGTCATGAATTACTCCATTATGTATTGAGGCATCATACACGCGGAGCTGATTTTAAATCACAACAAGTCGCTAATATAGCTCAAGATTTGGTTATCAATGATATATTAATTCATCTCGAAAAGATGGATTTCCTGCCACATATTGATACGTATGATATTAATAAACGTTGTAAATCTAAAACAGTAAAATGCTTTGGAACATCAAAAATTGGTATATTTACTATAATAGATTCATCAGGTGTATCAACACCAATACAAGTTCGTGGTAAACCATGGGAATATGTGTATGATTGTCTTATAGATATTTTGGAACACGATAAACAAAATAAACAGAATCATAAGAAATCAACATCAACAGGTGATACCGAAGATGACGACAATAACAGTCCAACAACTATCCAAGGGGATCATGGATCTCATACAGACTCCGAACAACAGGGATCTTCAAATGGCGAATCCAATAACAATTCCGATGATAAATCAGATGATAATTTTGACAATAACCCACTCGGAAATTCTTTTGATAAACACATTTGGTCTGATTTATCAAAAGAAGAAAGGGAAAAGATTGAACAACAAGTTAATGATATACTAGCTGAAGCGAAAACATTTGATGATAAAACAAATAAAAGAAATCCAGATGATTCCGATGCCAATTCATGGATGGGTAGATTATTGCGAGAGAACCTCCAACCGCAGATAGACTGGAGAACACATTTAAGAAAATCAATACAATCATGTATACCATATGATTTTACATATTCAAAACCAAATAAAAGATCGTACTCTTCTGGTTATTATATACCCGATACTATAAAGGAACAATTTGAAGTTACACTTGCAATAGACGTCTCTGGATCTATATCAGATAAAGAGTTCAGTACGTTTATGGCTGAATTAAAAGGTATACTCAATTCGAAACCCAGAATAAAAGTAAGAACCCTATTTTATTCCACAGAAGTAGATGAAAAAAATGATCAAATATTTACTAGATCCAATCTATATAACTTACCAGATAAATTGTCTGTTATATCAACAACCGGTGGAAATCGTGAATCTTGCATCGCCGAATACCTACACAATCTAAAAAATGATAAAAATAAATCAGCATTAGAAACGATGATTTATATAACAGATGGATATATAGAAGATAATCCAGTATTATATAAATCAAAAAACATAATATTCGTAATAACACCCACAGGCTCAGATGAAATAATTAAAAAAATACACAAAGGTACTATAATAAGATTGAATAATAGACAATAAAAGAATATTTTATTGTCTATTATTCACTTTAATAAGGATTGAAGAATTTGTAATTTTATATTATTACCCCTATTAGTAATTCATAAAATTTTTATAAAAAATTTTTTACAAAATTCGCGATAAAATAAGTGTTTTGGTTTTACGGTATATATCTATATACCCGGTTAATATATATTAAATATTTGCTTAAATTTTGTAAGAAATAGAGAGAGTTATGTATAGAGAAAATATGATATAAAGGAAAAAGACTTTATATAGAAAAAGAGAAATAGGGGCCCTTATAGAAAAAGAGAAAAATTTGGGAAAAATTTTTGCTATATGATCCCTCCCAAAATTCCATCCCATTTTGGGTATAGAATTTTATAATACCCGACCGCGTAAATTTTGACGCTATGTTATAATAATCGGTTAATATTTTATTATATAATCCCAAACGCCACCCGATTAAATTTTGACTCTCTTATAAAATTAAATCATAAATTAAATATTATATAGCGAATATAAAAATTTAATTTATAAAATTGATTTTATAAAAATCAAAATTAAATTTTGACGCTTTTATAAAATTAAATTATAAATTAAATATTATATTTAAAATAAAATTTATATTTAATTTAAAATATAAAATAATAAAAAATATATAATATATAATTTATGACAGTCTGTAAAAAATAACTCTCGTATATAAAAGTCTCATCAGTTAAAAACTAAAAAGAAAGGAAATAAGAATATGACAAATGAAAATACGAAATCCGTTATCGATATGAACAACGAGCTCATCTCGTCCAAACCTCGTGAGATCAAGACTCATAAGTTTGCTGATGGAGAGTTCAGAGTTCCTACTGAATACTACTGTGTTCGGTGTGGTCAGAAGAAGCATGTTCGTCAAGAAGTTCTGATCAAGAGGATCGAGAAGCAGTATGGTAACAGCATGTCTCGATTCTTAGCTGAAGCGACCTGTTCTTCCTGTAAGAAGGAAGATAAGATCGATGCAGAGATCAAGAAGCTCGAAGAGCTCAAAGCGAAGCGCGATGCTCAGAGAGAACAGAATGCGTAGGATCTAAGTGATCCTATTGTATAACCGAAGATATTATATTTTCAATATGAATATAATATCTTCGTTTTAAAAATAATAACTCGTTCTTTTAATATTAAAATAATGATATCATAGAAAGGATACACACAATACCATGTTTTCAAATAAATCTAAAAATGCTAAGAATATGAAATTGAGTAATATCGTATCACAAATCATTAATAGTAATGATGTTACGGTATTGGCATCCTTGGGTGAAGATACTTTCAATGAGCTCTTGGATATTCTCCCAGTTGTCCAAGAAATGCTCATGAGTTCCATAGATCAAAAGATTAAGGAGATTGAGAAGAAGAAGAGAGTAATAGATGCAGAATATGATAAGTATAACAAGATAAGAGACTTGTTGTCTTAATCATATGCGGGAGGGAGGAGATTGAGGATTTCAATCTCCTCCCTCGGTCTTAGTGATATAATATTAACTCTTTTATAATATAGAAAGGAACATATAAAATTATCATGTCAACTAGAAGTAGAATAGGAATAATAGATAAGGATAAACATATCAAATCTATCTATATACATTTTGACGGATATGTTCAAGGTGGTGTTGGAGAAACTTTGTTTAAATATTATCAGGATGTTGATACTATTAAAGCACTTATAGAATTGGGGGATTGTAGTGTTCTCCGCAACACACCACAAGAAACTGCACTTGAAGCATATGGCGAAGCGCCTGCGGTAGAAAATTGTTCATTGGAAGATCTTTATGATAATTGGGTAGAAGCTGTAGAAGATTATTTGTATGTTTATAGTATACCAGAGAAGCAGTGGTATGTTCACTATCTGGGTGATGAAGGATTCAGATTGTTAGGAGATCTTATTAATGAAAAATAACTCTTGTGTATAATATACACATAACTTAAAAAGAAAGGATTAAAATGTTTTGGAGAATTGTAAACATTTTTATAGGTATAATAAACACGGCCTTTGCATTCAGTGCATTGATCAATGATACAAGTTATAAAACGCTATTTATCAATTCTTTTGTTGCTGCGTTGTGTTTCGCAATAAAAGATGATATCAAATAGTGATTTTTATAAAAATAACTCTTTTATATAATTTACATGTTGTTTAAAAACAAAACAACAAACAAAAATAAACAAAATATAAAAATATGAATAATAAAATCAAAAACATTACACCAGCGAAGTCTATTATTCGATACATATGGGTTCGGATGAGAGAAGAAGGCGCTACCAATCTTAGAGATAAGATTGATGTATGCGTCGACGTTCTCAATGAAGCGATCGAGAATCGTTATATTCAACGACATACAGGAGAATATATGATTGATAAGATTAAGAAGATGAGGTCTCATCAGAGTCTCGATTGGTATCTTATCAATAGTAAGAATTATTTTGAGAAGAATTTCGTCACCTACGAATAGTGGGTGATAGAAATCGATCCAAGAGTTACGATCGACCCTTCCCTTGTTAACATTCTTAATTAAGCTCCTTTAATTAAGAATGAAGGGAAGATAATAAAAGGAGACGGGGTTTGAAGGTGCCGACGTTTTGATGAACCTTCCGAGGTAGGGTAAACCTTAGTTACATTAAACTCATGCCCAAACGGAGTTTATTCTTAAGTTCTTCCGGATAAGAAGTAAGAGTAACGAGGGGTCTCCGTGGCCATTAAAACCCCTTTGATCTTTCTAATATTGCAGGGTGGTGTAAAGTGCATATCAGCCCCATAAGCTGAAGGACCGATTGTGCGATTCCGGCGACTGCACCCATTTCGTTAACAATGAGTTGTTTCGTATTCCTCATTGTTTTTTAAAACTGGTTGTGTGTATAAAAGGGTTTTGCATGTTTTATTTATCCCTATTTAAAAAACATGCATCCAATTTTTAAGCCGTGCTAATAATATAAACCTTGAAATATTGTAGGTGTGATTTATTTTTAAATAAAACTTTATATTCTTCTTCTTAAACAATTTATATAATTTATTACATATAAACTCTTTAAGGTTATTATAAACAACTATATATTTAAAAGCATATGCTTATCTTATTCATAATAAGAATACAATAGGCACATGCTTTTTTTTGTGTTTATATATTCTTTTAAATCCACTAAGGCTTTTTTATATGCCTCTATTTCCCCATTATATAATATAAAGTTATTTTTAATTTATTCATTAATCAACATATTCATTATGATATATTTACAAACAAAAGATACAACTATATAGTAGTTTATCTATGTTTCATATCGATAATAATCACCCTACCCCCGGGGGTGCATTTAAAATGCCCCCGGTATAATCCCGTCAAAATTTTGTAAAAAATTTTTTCGCCCCCGGCCCTGGAAATATTTGACTTGATTTTATACGACAAAAAGAGTATGATATACCACTTCGCCTATATTATACACGTGCAACTATTAGATAAAATTTTATCATATATTCAGATTGAATACACTATAAACACAAAAAAAGAGAAGATATTGCTATCTTCTCTTTTTGTTAATTATTAAACTATTACCATTTCGAACTATATTCTTTGGTGGGATCCTCGATTATTTTATTAAGGATTTCATTCTTTTCCAGTGGACGATTAGCGTCTCCAAATCCGTGAACATAATTATATATTTGAAAATCCTCTCCACTCGGATAAATCTCACGATCAATTCTCAACAACGTGCTTGCTTGAACTTCATGTGCGTGTTTAACTCGGAAATGGATAAAACTTTTATCATCTTTAGTAAAAAATGGCATACCCCCCGTGCAATACACTTTGCGTAGACGATTATCCACTGCATAAGGATAATAGCCATACACAATACGGTATCCACAATCAATCATTCTTTTCGCGATACTTATATATCTATCAGTGGCATACCACATCGCATTCTCTATTTTTGTATGGATCCAAGCAGGATCGAAATACGATGAATAAAATATCATTTCACGAATAAAATTGTTATTAGGAGTATCAACACACGATTTGCATCCACCATACAACAAATCATCTGCAGTAAAGGATGCAAATATCTTAGCATATCCATGACTTCTAAATTTCTTATTCCTTGATTTGCAAGGAAAATTCAAATCAATTATTAGCAATCCTTTCCTTCGCAATCCACTCGATTCGAAACAATCGATACTCCACAGATCCGCTTTGAATATTGGCCGTAGCATATCATTATATCTATTTACCAACGGCAACATAATATCTTCGTATTCTTTTTTGATTTTATCGCTATCCATATATTTTCCTTTTCTTTTTGGTTGTGATTAATATTATGTGATTATTATAAAATAGAGTTATATTTCACTATTATTTTTTAATAACTTCGCAAAGACCTTCTTATTTAATTATTAATCCAAGGTTATCCAAATAATCTATGGATTCCATAAAATCATTCTTAATTTCATCCAACGTAGGTTCGAGAACATCATCATAATGTTGGTAATCGCATCCAATCACTACGGACTCTCCATCCACCTTCATATTAGCCATTTTTCTTTGAAAAAATGTAATACCACCATGAATAGGCATTTCAGATATAAAGGGTATTTTATAATAGTCATATGAAATCCACCCATCTTCGGTAATTGAAGGTTCTATCCACAAATCATTAAATTGTTTATAATTTCTTTTAGATAAATGAATATAATAAGCCCAACAATTTGATCTTTGTAAAAAACTAATGTTATTATTCCAAGATTTTACTTGAACGAATACATTTTTGTATTTGAAATTATATACTGTTATTATGTCAAGTGGTATTAAATCTGAGTTATTCATTATCTTTTACCTTTCTATTTTATGGTTTGTGATTTTAAGCTATCTCGTCAGCTAATCTTGCTTTTTATTTTGTTGTTTTTTTATTATAATTTTTATATAACAAAAATATTATATAATAAAATTACTTCATAGTTTAAACTATATAAAATATATACGAAATTTAAACTATGAAGTAATTATAAAATAGAGTTATTTTTTATAAAGTAATCACAATATTTCTGCTCTCTTTGCGATCCTTTTTATAAATCTTTCCCCACCTGTTTTAGCTGTTCTCAAACTTGAATATGTATTTATAAGCAATTCATCCCGACTTCCTTTACGTGAAACCATATACAATACCCATGTATCACTAGGATAATGTCTACTATATATGGTTTCGTCAATCCGAAGACCAAACTCTCCATCTATATCAAATCGATATGTTTTTACGGTTTTGTTATTATATTTGTCCCGATATGTATCAACAAGCTTCCATTTGACATCTTGTTGTTTTGTTTTGGGATTTTTTGTATTCTTCTTTTTAGAAGAATTATAAAAATCACAATATGCTTGAATTGCATTTTCTCCTTCACCAACATAAACAATATGTTTAGGTTCGCTCATAGATGATCCTTGATATGAAGATATTGCACATTTTCGTTTCATATTCTATTC